TCTCTGGACCATAAATCTGAACAATCGCTCCACCTGGAAGTCCTCCACCTAGAACACGGTCTAATGATGGAATACCTACAGGTAGTCTCCAAGTTGTTTTGCCTTCAGGAACAAATATTTTATCCGTCTTTTTTAAGACTGCATCTACTAATTCTTTTATGTCCTTAACCATTCTTTACCTCTTCTTCGGTAATTACATCAAGCTGGATACCAGCTAATTTACACAACTGCTCCGATAATGGGAAATTGTACTCTTTTTTTGCGGGGTTGTCTCCATCTTTAATCGGTGCATAACTACTACCACTCTTGCCAAGACAGACTATTCTCTTAATGCCAGCTTGGATGATTTCCTTCATACAATTGATACAAGGTGTACCACAATAACAATAAAGAGTAGCACCTATAGTCGAACGACCTTCTCTTGCCGCTTGCATAATTGGATTCACTTCCGCATGAACAGCAACGCAGTATTCCATACCCTCCCCACTTGGAAAACCCATTCTCTGCCTTGGACACTTATCAACATGTTTACCATCTGCTGTAGCTAGTACAACACCATGTTCCATGTATCTACCAGTATCATCTCTACGGTCACAATGAGGAATACCTCTAGGTGGACCGTTATAACCTGTACCAATTACAGAATCATCCTTTACCAAAACAGCACCAATCTTTCTCGATAAGCACTTACTTCTTTCCATAAAAAGTTTGGCTACTTTCATATAATGAACATCTTTAGTATGTTGACTTGTATGTTCTTCCATTTTCCTCTCCTTACTTATATCCGTTATAAATTACTTCTATCCTTGAAGTTGCACATGCAAACTTAAACTCACATTTTTCACACTTATCTAATAAACCTGGTGTGTCATCCTCATCAACTTTACATAAGTGCCTAGGTTCATCAGAACCACAATCGCACCATTCAATATCTGGTTTCATGCTACGTAATGGCATTCCCGAAGTAAGAACCACACCACCACTTCCTGTCGGTAAATTAGAAAGTGGTTTTAAATATTTGAAGATTACTCCTCGCCTACATTCCTTACAAATAGCCACTACACAAATTGTACAATTCTTAGTCGCCGTTACCATTTTCCAATCCAGACTGTGGTGGCATCAACCATAGTTGTTGACAGTTTTCATCATCAGGAACATCATCACTTGCCCACCAACAGTCTCGTATCTTCACATCAACCAGAACAGGAACTTTGTGTAAATATTGTTCTCCTGCATGAATCATTTTCTCTTTAACTGTACGAGCTACTTCAAGAGCACATTCAGTTGGTGTCTCAACACAAAGCTCATCGTGGATGGTATTGACAAACTTGGACATTAGTTTTATCAAAGGAAAATAAAGTAAAGCAATAGATGTTTTGGTCATATCAGCAGATGTCCCCTGAACAGGATGATTTCTTCCCACTCTTTTGTAGAAATCAACCATGTTATTAAACTCTCGCTTTGTCTCGAAGTCTTTTTCATTTAAAGTAGGAAACCACCTAATCCTGCCACCTATTGTCTTAGTCCAACCTCTATTGTATGCTTTATTACCCTCATCTTCCAACCACCCCATCAAAACATGATATGTCTCATTATACTTCTGTAAATGCTCTGCCGCTTCTTCTGAAGAACAGTTAAGTCGTTCTGATAGAGTCTTTACCATCATACCATAGATGATACCAAAGTTCAGGGTCTTAGCCGCTCTTCTCAATGTTGAAGAAACCAAATCATATGGAACACCGTACATTTGAGAAGCAGTCATTCTATGAATGTCTGTCTTTGGGTCTTGGAACATAGCTAACATTACTAAGTCATTACTTAGCTCTGCCGCTATCCTCAACTCAATCTGAGAATAATCAGCAATAACAAATTTATGACCTGGTGCTGGAACAAAGCAAGACCTTAATATCTTACCTTCTTCACCCTTCTTCTGAATGTTTTGTAGATTAGGTTCAGAGCTACTGAACCGCCCACTTTCAGTTCCATTCTGATGAAATTTAGCATGAATCCTACCATCTTCTCTAACGTGTTCAATAAGATTCTCACCAAAAGTTTTCTTGACCTGATTAAACTCCCTGTACTTTATCAAGTTTCTGAGCGTAGCTACTTTCACAGGGTCGTCACTGTAAATACTTTGTGCAACCTTTATAGTTCCACTATTGGTTGGACCTTTCTTCGTCTTCTTGTTGACTTCCTGTAAGTCCACACCAATCTCATTAAAAGACCACACAAGTTGTTGCCAGCTATCAAGATTAAGAACTGGAGGTGGTTTAACTTTTGCACTATTGGCAAATGGCGTACCATCTTTCTTCAACCTTGGTGGTTTAGGTGGAGGTGCTGGTGGGTCTGGTAGAACCTGCCTCAACTCAGTACTCAACTTAAACAGCTTTCTTTCCGTGTTAGCCAAGCTCTTACGCCACATCTCAGTATCAAGTGTAATACCAGCAAGCTCCATCTCTGCAACTGGTTCTACTAGAGCAAACTCTAATTCAGCAATTGGGTTAAGTGTGTACTGGTTTAAATACATTTGTTGCTGTCTACGTATCCCTGGCAGAACAAGAACATCACCTGCCGCATAACCAAGTTGTTCTTCTGTGAATGGTTCATCATAAGGATGATTAGCAAATGTTAACCTAACATTTTTGTCCATCCTGTGTTCTAAGTATTTAAGTGAAAGAGCCTCAAGAGAATTTCCCCCTTTACTCAATCCCATATGCAGTAATGACTCTGCTATCATGGTATCAAAAATACCACGTAAAGGAATACCACACAAGACTTTCAAAATCTTATAATCGTAAATACCATTCTGAACAATTTTAATCCACCGCTTCCTGTTCGTTAGCAATTCACTAAGAAGAGCTATATTAACTTTCCGAGCATCAATAAGATATGCTTTGCCATTCAGTTCAAGTTGAACAAGAAGTAACTTGACTTCTGGTTTGAGAATGTCAAGTCCACCCGAATTTTCCGTATCAAGACCGATATATTTACATTGTTCTGCTTCCGCTAATACCAAAGGTATCTCTGCGTCTTTTTCTATGAACTCATATTTGTCTTTTGTTATTTGCATTGCCAACTGACTTCCTCTCCATCAAGCATCGTATAACTAATCTGAAAAGTACCATTTTCCATTGGTAGAATAGATATATTATCCGACATTTGACAATGGTCTGAGATAATTGTCCAAGGTTGTATTGTAATTGGTTGATAATATGGGTATGGTGCAGAATTTGGTGAAGGTGGGTCAATTTCAATATGGTATCCACCACCAATTCTATTCTTTATCTCTTGAGTAACCTCGTCAATTGCTTCCTCTCTAGACCTACCTTTTGCCATCAATGCCTCAAACAACCCTTGGTAGATAGGGTCTGAGAATACTCTCTCCTGAGTGAAACATTGAAACCTAAATATACACTTAGAACAGAGACAATCTTTTTCTAAAGCTTTATTCTTGTGCTTCTCCATTTAACATTTTCCTCACTGGTTCTATGTCATCAAGCTCTTTAGGTAAAATACCCTGATTGATTCTATTCTCAGTCTCAATATAAGCAAGAGCATTCCAAGCTACAGCCGCTAAGTGGTCTTCTTCTCGACTACCACCTAAAAACTTGTAAGCATGTCGAATCATAGAATCCAGATAACGAGCTAGTGGTTGTCCCTTTTCCCAATTTCTATCACCATATTTTTTAGCACCATTTTCATAATGCCTAGCAAGTCTGGTTAAAGCATACGGGGGAATGAGGTCAAAACGTCCCTTACCGTCTCTGGTATCTCGCTTGCTACCAGTTTCAAACTCTTGACGTTCACCACTATCTTTTACTTCATCAAACTCCATTTAATCCTCTCCTTTTCCTCTGCTGTGACTGCTTGAGCTAACTCATTAGCAATCTCATTAGTTAGCCTATTACTCCAAAGTATCTCTATTTTAAACGGTACTGAGTCCAGTACACGTTTAGCATCATCTCTTAGTTGTCTCAGATGTGTAAAGTTGCACTTCCACTTCTTAACCAGTTGACCGTGAACAAGAGCACTATCCGTATGTATTATACAATCTTCTTTTGCGGTGTTGGCACTTTCTAAGTACTCTAGAGCATCTATCATAGCCGCATATTCTACTTGGTTGTTAGAGACATCCTGACCCCATAGTGAGGAATATCTCCAAACTTCGACACCATTGTGCTCTACATAAACGCCAACCCCACCAAAACCAGGATTACCGTTTCGTACAGAACCGTCAACCCACACCTCATACATTTTCCTTCTTCTTAATCCTCTTTGGTTTTTCTTCTGCAAAAGTTTCCAGTCTCTTATCAACTTTAATTGGTGGTACTTCTGGTTCTTCTTCAATTATGTGCGGTAGCATAATAATATCTAAAGCAAGCACTGGATGATGATTCACCTTTATCTGTCCTACCAAAGCCTGAACACCACGCAACATTTCATCACAGAAAATAACTTTAGAGTTGGTGAAGTCTCCATCACTAATTATTAAGTAGATACCACTAAGAACCATTCGGTCAATCTTACCCTCAATACCATCTACGTCTGCTATACATTCATTCGGAGTAATCTTGAACATACAGTACTCATAAGAAATTTGCTCGTTATCTCTCCAAATAATGGTACGTTGATAAGTACCATCACCTTCTATTCTATACATCTTTTTCTCCCACCAACGGATTCCAAGCTGGAATATATTTGGAAGTTGGGAATGAGAACTCCCTTGTCATATCAAAATCCGTTTCACCATTCTTTTGAACAACAACAACATACCCATTTATCTGTGGTTTTGAGTAGAAGTTAACTACAGCATAATCAGGAATCCTACATAAACACCCACTCTCAATCACTTTCAATTCACCACCTTGTCTGTATGTTGCACCAAGCATATGAGTATGAGATTGAACCACTAACCTATAGTCGCAAAGGTCTAATGCTTTCTTCCATTCTGTCAAAAACTGGTAAACATTAATTCCAGACTTTAAGTCTATCTTAGAGAAATATTCAGCATGTGTAAAGATAGCGTCATTTATTTGCATTATTGGTTGGTCAAATACTATAATATTTGGAAACGGTCTAGCCAACATCCGCAACATATTAGATTTAACCAAGAACAGTAAGCTTTCTGGAACACCTTTGGTGAATGTCTTATTAACACGTTTCTCATGGTTTCCACCAGCTACAAATACCAATGGGAAGGTTTCGCTCAAATACTCAAAGTATCTCAGGATGTTGTCAATCTCTATCTGGAAAGGTACAGACAAATTCTTGTTGAACCTTGATATTGAGTAACAGTCTGAAATCTCAATAACAACGGCAATATCTGCTGTTCTGTTTCTATTTACTGCCACCTGAACCTGTTCATCATTTTGGAACGGTATGTGTAAATCACCAAGGTGTAGAATCTTTAACCTTTCACTAGGAATATCAACTGTTGTTTGGTTTTGTTCAATCTGAAAAGTCTTCTCAACCTCGCCTTCTCCTTCAATAATCTCACGATACTTATTAAAGTATGGCATGAAATCTGTAACAGCCTTGTTAAGTAGCGACCTCAAATCGAGTCTAATAATCTTATTATGGACGGCATCTCTACTAAACTCTTCTTCAAATTCTTGAGTCATTATACGAGCTATCTGACTCTCACTGTACCCTTCGGGGTCGCATACAAGCTCTTGTAATCTTGCCGCCTTATCAAAAGTCCAATCTATCATAGAATTTCCTTCTCCTCACGTTTATATGTTTTTTTAGTTTGTTTTGGACACTTCCGCCATAACCGATATGATTCTTGTCTACACTTGCCAGCAACCCGCTTATCACATACAATTAGGTCGGCATAAAAGCAATTAACTGCCCTACGTTCTTCTTCATTAGGTATTTCTACTTCCGTAAACAAGTCATAAAAGCGATTTTTTCGCATTAGTCTTCCAACTTCTTTCTGAACCAGTACTGCTTTACATCATTATTCCAAGTAATTAGAGCACCTAGTAAAACACCACTTCCAGATGCCTCAATGACATTAACTGGAGTTGGTTCATTTAGTGCTTCTTTAACCATAAAGATAGTAAAGACTGCCCAACCAATAGTAATTATCAAAAGCAGGAAGGTATAAAACCACTTACATTTTTCCGTAGTCATCTAATACTCCCACATCTTCAAACAAGATGGGTAACTTTTTTCTGAACTCCAACAAGAGTATGGTCATAATCTGACGCATCTGTGGATGACAGTCTGGTTGTGTCCTCAACCCAAGAACATGCCTCCACTCTCTTACATTCATAGTCGTAGCTATTTCAGTTTTCAAGCAATTAGGTAAATAAGCTCTTGCTTGTTGTGGTGTCTGACCTTCTCTAATCTTACGATTATACTGTTCTTCAACAGCTTCTAAGAACATCAAATCTAACTTATCAAAACCCCAAGGTGGGTTAATAAACACGACACCTTTCTTACTGTAATTGCAATATCTAGTAGACTCTTGAGTATAAGAAGCTATACGATGACGAACAAGTTCGTGTGTTACCCCTCTGTCACAGATGAATTTAACGGTAATATTAACGTGTTCTAAAACACTGCCATGCCCCGATTTGATTATGCTACGAATGAATCTCTCCGCAGAACCTTTTGTTATTTTGTCCTCAGACTTATAAGCAGTTCTACCACAGAGTTCGAGCTTTCGAACCAAGTAATCCTCATCTAACTCATCAATTATCTCAACTGAGGGTTCTATAATATCCATACCTACTCCTCATACCTCTTTATACCTTGTTCCCACATAACTAATTCTCTCTTCTTCTCTTCTAGTTCTTCATAGACATTATTAGCCGCATGTAGGATTCTTTCCATAACTGGAAACGGAATTACAACCATTTTACTCATACCATTCTGTTGAGTAAACTTGAACTTGAACGCAAACGCTGGATAAAACTCTAAAGCTTTAGCTTGCGTCATATGCTTATCAAACCACTCACGTTCAATACGCATTGACTTCTTTTCTTGCCCTTTGTCACTATATCCATGCTTACATTCTACATGTACCTCTGAATCAAGCCAGGGTAATATCCATCTTGCATCTCCAGCTAGTGCTGATATTCCCTCTGTTGTACCAATTGCTCCAGACTTTTGAATTCTTTTACCATAGGGATTTCCTTGTGGAGAAACACCAGCTAATGCCGCAGTTTCCTTCTCAAACACTTTTCCTTTTTGAATTGACATTACAGCTTACCTTGCTCCTTTATAATCTTTTCTACAACTATCTGCTCTGTTGGTCTATCCTCATCAGCCACATCATCATAACCACCAATGAGTGTCCCTTGCTCATCTACTCCATCCGTTGGAATGTCATTTTCGGTAAATTTTAAGATGTGCTCATTGAAGGTGAGTGCAACATTATCTGTAATTTGCCCCTGTCTATTTTTATCTATTCTATACCATCCCTTGCTTCTCTCTTCGTGCTTTGTTATGCTATTTCTATGTAGCAATATAACACTATCCGCAAAGTTTTCAATATCACCACTTTCCTTCAAATCGGATATTTTTGGTTCTGCCTCAATACTACGTCTCAACTGACTTGCGATAATAAACGCAATATTATTATCTTTGCCAAAGGAACAGAACTTTTCCATCATGTCTGTTATTGCTCTCTTTGTATTCTCTCCATAATAACGAAGTTTTTGTAGATAATCAATGACAACTACATCAACTTGATGGTTAAGCATATGCTTTCTGACACTGTTTAAGATGAACCCGCAACTCTGAGAACCTTTATCTTCTATGTATAGGTTATGTGCCTTCTTTAGCAATTTTGACTTTGCTACACCTATCTTATCCACATCACTATCATCAATTGTAGCATTTTTGTATGCGTCTATTTCTACACGAGCCAATGCACATATTAACCTATCTATATATTCCTTCCTATCAAGCTCAGGAGTAAATAATAGAACCTTAAAATCACCAAGTAGCATTCTGGTTACAATGTTAGAAATAAATACACTTTTACCAACGCTTGTCCTAGCACCAATAACACATGTATGCTTTTTAGCTATTGCTTTATATTTATCTATCCAGTAAAAATCGGTTTTAATCCCCACATGTTTCTCTGGATTAAGTCGTCTATCCTTATAACGCTCATATGAATCATCTGCAAGAACATCAAGAGGAACTAACCCATACTTACCTAGAGTATCATCAGAGATTGCTTGTTGAAGCACCGATACTTTATCAACAATCTTTGCTTCATCAAACTTTCGTTGACTTACTATCCAACGTGCCGCTTCCTTAACTTTAGCCAACTTGAACTGCTCAAAAACTATATCAATGTATCCTTGAGCTACCTTTAAGTCCATCACAGCAGGGGTGCAAGCAATGATTTTATTTAGTTCCTCAAGCCCACCAATGAAATCAAGCACTGATTGACCATCTTGCATAGTTTCTTTTTCAAGTTGGTCAGCTATTAAATCAAAATTGCAAACTCCCTTATTAAACCTGACGTTAAGAATGATAGGAAATAGTATCTTATTTTTACGTTTGAGAAAATGAATGTCTCTTAACCCACTTTGAGCAATTAATGTTGCAATGTCGTCATCCTGAATAAACATAGCAAGAAGAGCCTCTTCAGCATTCTCATATGAAACAGGAATCCTAGTCTCATCCTCTGTTTCTACTGTATTCTGTTTACTCTCACCGAACAGGTCATCCTCATTCTCTGCTCGTAAGTCAATCTCATCAATCTCCTCTTTAGTTAGAGGTGTCTTATCTTCTACCATATCCTATAGTTCCCTCTCTCTTTAACCACCATTTAACATCTATAGCTCCCTTTATTGCTCTCTCAAAGGTCTTCAAGTGTCCATTAGTTATCAGTGAGTCAATATCAATTTTACCTTTAGTAGTATGACGTGCAACCCCTAGTAACGCTACTTTCAGATTGGGTAACTCTTTTGAGAGCATTTTAGCCATCAAATATGCAGGAGAACGAAGACCCACAACTCTATCAAAGTCAGCCGCTAAAATAACTTTCTTGTCCTGTAACAATTGTGACCACTCTTTTTGCCATCCAAAAATACCTGGAGTTGCCACAATGGCAAAACCATGTTGGTGTGCTACGATTGCCTTAAATTCTCCCTCAGTTAAAATGATAGTATCATTTTTATCTATTACATCATGATTAAAAAGGAAAGTTGCTCCCCTAGAAGAATGATTACCAGCTAAACTTATATAAGTTGGAGTCTTGTCTTTATACTTAAAAACAGTTTCAAGTGTTCTCCCTCTCAAGTCTGTGGTTTCACCATTAACAATGTAGGGGATAGTAATTCGATTTGAGAGCACAGGATAATTTTGGTAAACAAGTCCAGCATCTTCAGCTAGTTTGTTAGCATACTCATCATAGAATTCTGTAGAACAGAACCCCAATTTAAACTCGTCAATCGTCTGTTGTGTTAGTCCTCTAGCTTTTAAGTAATCCAAAGCTGGTTGAGTCAAGGTATCGTGGTATTTATCAGAGATATTTGTATAGAGTTCTCGTACCTTGGGAACGTCTAACTGTACAACCTCAACCTCTTGCACCTCATAACCCTCTTCGGGGATTATTATACCCTTAGCAGGACAATGCCAACATCTCCACATCAATTTAGCTGTGTTAAAGTTAGCATCATCACACCCGCAGACGGGACAAACTCCGAGTATCTCATGCTCTCTACGTTGACGTATTTTTAAATCGTCAACTAAAGCAATACTAATGTTCAATGTCCTTTCCATTCCTTTGTCTCTGACAGGTTCTACACAAACCTGTTCCATTATCTCCACGCAACAACTTTCCACAACCATCACAATGTCGCTTCTTAAAATTCCTTGAGTCCCACTTTTCAATAGTCTCCAAAGAAGCAGGTCTTTTTCTTTTCTCTGGTTTGGGTGCAGGTTGCCACGTTGGTTGCTCTAGCGGATGCTGTAACTTCCATATATTTGTGACTACCTTATTCAAATAGGCAAGGATTTCCCACCGATTCTTTTTCTTTAAATTTGGGAGTCCACGTAAAGCCAGCATCGCTTCCCACACAGTGGGTGGGTCAGTTGCAATGATTAAGTCCGTTATCTCTTGCTTTGTAATGTTAAAATCAGCGAGAGCAAGAAAGACCTGCTGGAACTTGTCACGTAATTCTTCTCGCATCTTACGTGGCATTGAGTTCCAATCCCTACTCAAATCTAACTGTACCCACCACCATGTTAGGTTACGAGCGTTATCTTCAATATCGCTCATATTCGGTATCTCCAGTTAAACTATGAAGTCTTTTCTTCGTCTTTCTTGGAACTTAAAACGGTATAGTAGTCTTCACCTTCAAGAATTCTCTTAATAACATCAGGAGGTAGAGGTGAAGTAACCTGTTTAATGTCATACATCTTGTCTTCCCAATCTTCACCGACAGCTTCAGCCATGTTAAGCTCAGTCTTCTGCTTAGGAACACAAGTAGTCATTGACTCGCTACCTTTTCCTCTTGTGTCTAGTTTGATGTCATAATCTTTCAGGTCACCCAATTCGGGTTCTTCTTCAAAAGATTTGAATTGGTCTACAATTCTCTTACCTTTTTGCATGATTTGGATTTTGTTGCGAGGTTTTGCTTCTACCTCAGACAAGTCTGCTCCACATTCACACTCGGTTGGATAAGAACCACCACCCTCGTAATGTTCAGCTTCACAGCTAGGACAAAAAACAACAGGGGTTCTATCGAGTACATTGAACGTGTATAGCTTTCTAGCATTCAAGGTATCCTTGGTCTTTGGGTCAGCCTTCTTTTGTGCTCTATTCCATGCACATATAGGGCAATCATCCCATCCTGGGCACATAAAAGACATCCCCTTTCCCGCATTTGCATTAGGGAAGGCGTGATGTCCCTTTGGTACGAAGTGAGACCAATTCACTTCTGGCTTACCATCAAGCACTCTAATTACTGTTTGATGGTCGCTTGTAATCTTCACAAAGTCAGAACCATACCTAGCTCTTGTAGTTGTTCTCTTTTCACTCTCATCTAGTGTTTTTCCAAATTCACTCATTTTAAGACTCTCCTTTTTTACTTTCTATTTTAATTATACCACACAAACGGCTAGATGTCAAGCCTTTTTTGTGGCTTAGGAATAAGTTTTCTATTGTCTTTTCCATTCCTTACCAAACCTTTCTTATTCCTCTACTAACATTATACCATACGAAAGCCGAGTTGTCAAGCCCCTAGCACAGAATTGCCCAACAATTTAGGCAAAAGTTTGACCCCTGAAAATCAAAAACCTTCAAGAAAATCGTAGCCCCGAATGCCTCGTCCTCTATTAAGCATATATCTCCACCACTAATTGTAAAACATTCACTATCAGTTAAATCCAACGTTGTACTAGGATAAAACCAACCCGAAGTAGTAGTATTCCATCTTAGAACTCCAACTTTTAACAGGGTGATATTTTCTCCAACAACGCTGACATCAAATCTACAACGTTTCCAACCTAAACAGTCTAATCCAGCAGTAATATCAGGACTTCCAGTATCCACTTGAGTGACGTTTTCCCTATGAAGTACTGGAGTACCAGAATACAAGTCACTACTCTCTGGATAAAACTCCCCTGTCTCTGGATTGAAGACATACTTTACACTGACTTTATGACTACTAGCATCTTCGGGGCTACGTACCTTATCAATGTTATTTAACACGTCCCTTGCCATGTCGCCCCCAAGAAAGTCAAGTTATTAATTTACACTATAGGTTCATCATCATAAGTAAATTCATATTGACCATCTGCCCTCTTATGTATATCAATTACCACCATTTGACCACTAACAGGTTCGCTAAAAATGACTCCTCTATCCCTTTCAGGTTTGCCCCTCCAAGCATCTCTCAATGCAAAGATGACATCCTGCCAGTCAAAGATAGTTTGAGCATCTATAGCATTAGCCCTAGTTACTGGAACAGTTGCGGAATTGATTTTTGCTATCACCTCATCAGGTGTAAGCTCCACAATGTCAATAATATCTGTTTGTTTAGCCATCGAACTCAAAAACCTCAACATATTTTTCTACCTCCCCTATCCTACACCATCAATTGTAGCCAAACCACCCCATGAAATATTGTCTACACTAGCAATTCCCACTATACCATCCACGCTTGTGATACCTGGACCTGTTGGTGGTTCTGCCGCACATCCTTCATAGTATATCGCCCCACCCGCTCTCCTTGCTAAGAAACTTCTAAGAACTGCACAAGGAGTATAGAGTGCTTCAGGACCGCTTGCAACCTTGTAATCAAAACCATAATCCGAATCAGGTCTTCCACTAACCAAAGTATTAGCACTTGGTGTACACACAAAGAACCAAGTTGAATTTACCACACTCACATCTGAACAATCCATCTCGGTTTCATTAGTAGTAGGAGGTGTTTTGTTAGACCAATTTGTAAGCATGTTGAACTGAGTATCATCTGATTCTGTAATATAACCTATTAGATAAACGGACACTGAACTCTGTCTATAAATCTGGCAAATTTGGTTGCTATCGCAAGCAACAATAAATCCCATGTGATACCTAAGAGAACCAGTATACGTGTCAGTAGACCCTTTCTTTCTATAACCAATAGTACCAGCATTTGGATAAGAGGTCTCAGCTTCAAAGATAAGTGCTACTGCTCCAGGAGCTTGAGCAGAACAATCAATGTCTTCCCAAGTATACTCATCAGTCATTGACTTAGTAACTCTTTCTGTGAGTGTAACACCACCATCTGCCGCAATATAACCATGTACATAAACACTAAGAGCAGATGACCTCCAAATCTCCGCATTACCAGAAGCATCTAAAGGGGCAATAAGCCAGACATGAGAATTAGTGTAAATATAATTTCTATAATTTCCGCTAGAATCTGGATGTCTTACACCACATAAGTTAGAGGTAGAACCAGAGCTAGTCGTAAATTCTAGTATAGCACCAGCCGCACCCGCAGGTACACCATAAGCAGTCATATCCTCTGTGTGCCACTCATTAGCAGTAACACCCGCAGTTATATTTTGTCTATCATCGTGTCCAACACACTTATTGAATGTAGTTGTAGGCATTTTAACTCCTCTCTAATACCGTACCGTCAGGACAGAAGTAAACAATAGTTGCCTTGTGGACATACCCTGCTCTCCTGATGAAATCACCAGCCGCAGGTGGTGGAGTTGTTGTCATATCTCCAGCAGTGGTAGATACAAACAAACCGCTTGCTGGATTGAAAGACCAACTATCATCTCTTATATACCCAAGTAACAATAACTCTAGTACGCCTGCCGCACCCGCTCCTGAACCAACTATGGCTATATGACCAGCAGTTTTATTGTATTCGTCTGCATCTGTTTTATACCATGTCAAATCACTTGCAAAGTAAGCTACTTCACCAAATACCAATTCTTCACCCGCAACACCACTACATACTAAACCAGCATAGTCATGGTCTGATGTTAATTCTTCCTCAACATTTATTCTCTTGATAAACTCTAAAGCGGACTCACCAGCATTAACGGCAACAACTTTTCTTGATGAACCAGAAAAACTGGCTGGTGTGTCTGTTAAACCAGTAAAAGCACTGGTCTCGGCTACAAATTCTACTCCATCTTCAGTGGCATTTACTCTAACAAATTTTCCACCTTCCCCCGCATAACTGGCAGGCGTATCCAAAAGTTCAATAAACTCATCATATCCTGAAACAACTATGACTTGTCCATCTTCATATACAGTTATACCGTTTATTCCCGAAACTGTAACTACACCAGTTAACCCATTAAGAGATTCTACTTGACCTGCCAAACCACCAACGTAAATACCACCAGAGGTTGTATCATCACCTATATACAACTTTTTAATATCTGTAGCCCAAACTGGTTCACCACTTTCAGGAACAATAGCCAAAATCTCGGTACGTGTTCCTCTTCTTAAATATATTTTTGTTGCCATAATTTCACCTACTTACTTAACTCTAAGCGACTTCCCCACGAATCTTTCAAATAGTGCATATCCACCTCAAGCAAATACACATCTTTACCAGCGTACGTATCTTCTGGTTGGTCTGACCTACGAGATAAACTACACAACAACATAGTTGATATGTCTTCTGGATCAGTGCCAAGCTCTACTCCACTAATAGTTACAAGTTCAAAGTAGGTGTGCTCATCTGCTTGTTCTGGCATCGCTTGTGTGATATGTATAGTACTTTCTACGGGGAAAGTAGCACCTTTTTTAGCGATAGAATACGTAAATTCCCAATGAACATTTCCCGCACCACCGTCTTCAGGGACAATGTGGATATGTGGAACAACAGCAGTTCCTATTTCCCATTCGTGGGGCAACTGCCATGCCCAATATAATGATTGATAGTTAACAGCTTGGTCTTCAAAAGCCGCAACATAACCACCTTTGTAAGATGTCCATACTGGAGGTTTGGTATCACTGAACTTTAACATATTAACAGGTGTACGAAGGTCATCCCAATAAGAACGATAAGGTTCATCTGAACCAGAGATAACTATGATTTGTCCATCTTCACTAATATGAACTGTTCCCTCACCAGACAAGACTACGACTCCAGTAAGTCCATTAAGAGAATCAACATCAGGAAGATTATCAACATTTAGAACAATTGTCTGACCTACCTCACTAACACCTACTAATCCTTGACCAGATATTAGAACATCATTCACTAATCCATTTAAAGATGATACATCTGGAGTTTCCGTAGCAGTTATTACTATGCTCTGCCCAACCAAACTAACAACATTTATTCCACCACCAACTATTGTAACCTCACCACCAAGACCGTTAACATGCTCAATTTCATCAACATCAGTCGCAAGACCACCATCAAGAATGTTGTCCATCGTAGCAGATTCAGCATCAATCGCTTTCTCACGCCTTATAGTAACAGCACCAGAGACGGTAGTAAGAACACTCTCACCATCATAGTAATCTACTGGTCTCCACTCTAAACCAGCTTCACTAGCAATGATGGTTGGAACTTGTGGGTATCTATTTGTATAATTGCTAGGCGTATCTGTTAAGTCTACAAATGTTAAAGCTCCAATAATCGCAAATAATTCATGTAAGGCTGATTCAACGTCTTCACTAACAAATTCTCCCTCACCATCATAAATACCAACTAAACTAGCACCAAGACCACTAACAGTAGAGAGTAAACCAGACATAGTAGGAACTAGAGCCTCACCCTCAGTCCCAAGTTGAACAGTACCACGTTCTGCGGTTGTGGCTACTCTTATTTTAGTTCCCCTAATATCGGCATCAGGAGCTACATGACGGTCCCATATTGCACTTTCAGCAATAGGACCACCAGAAGTTTGAGTTCCAGAGACAGTTCCAACAGGAGATTTACTTAAATCTAATTTCCCATCAGTAACATAGGGAAACCTACGTCTCATTATCTCTTGGATAACCCAATCAACAATTTCTTTGGCTTCTCGTCTTGTAATTCCCATTAGTGATAAATTATTCCTCTAATTGATATAAGCATATCGTTCAACTGAGTTTTAGCATTTTCAAATTCCTCATTGGTACAAGGAATTTTGTCTCCACCTGCAACTGCCTTCCAAGCTCCTATATTAAGGGCATTCCAAGTAGCGTCAGCTTCAATCATACCATCGCTGAAAATACCAATCAAATCTCCAGTGCTACACTCCAAGTTAACACTCAGTGTATGGAATCCAGCACTGTATGTTCCCGTTAATGCTTGCCAACTTCTCGTTGAGTAGTTATTTCCACTCACATTAAAGAAGGTAGCAACTTTAATATTAGTACATTCAGTATATAGATAAATCTGTACTTTACGAACATAACCATCAGCAGGAGCAGGGTGAGCGAGACTTAGAAGTGTATTACCCAAACCTAGAGCTTCGTATCTATCTATAGGAGTTGCTCCAACAATATCAACACCATCTCCTTCTGGATAAACCTCAACAAGTACTTGGTCGAGAGCGGCTGTACCAAAGCTTGCCACATCACCAGCATAACAACCAGCACACATAGCATCAACTTCGTCCGCAGTCCAACCAAGTCCAGTGTTAGGGTTCTTAGTCATACCTGCCGCTCTAAGGTCAATCTTACTAGCAGGAAGACTATCCTCATCGGTCACATAATGAACACCATGAGTTTTAACATCATACTGCATATGACCATAAGGATAAGCACTCCTACCACAATAATTAAGAACTCTAACCTCAGCAATTCCACGAGAACTACAAATAGCATATCCACTTGTAGGTAGATTTTCCATTGTGAAAGTGGCTTGGATAGTAACCAAGTTCATATCATTCCATAAGAAAGTACCAGCAAAATATCCCCAAGTATTAGGATACCACTCTGTGTTCCTGTAACGAACGTTCAACCAATAAGAACCTGTTGGTTGGTCGGGTTGACCTCTCCAACCATAAAAGCCACTCTTGTAATAGATGTCGCAGTCCCCATTAACCGAAAGGATATAACCACTCGTTGGTGGGTCTTCATACAAAGCTACCTCATTACCACCTAAAGCTACATCGGTAACTGGTTTATCCAAGTACTCATAAACAGTCGTACCAAAATCGGGAGTCTTGTATAATTTTTCGCTTGTACCAACAACTGCAATCTTAGAATCCCAATCTACATCAATCCTAGTTACCTCACCACTAACTGTAGCTCCTGCCGCATAGGTAAAAATCTCACCCGCCGCACTCAAAAATGGATATAGTTGTCCACTAGCACCAAGGAATGACTCCTCTTCATTTAGAATATCGAATCCCACATCTCTTGTTGTTATTGGTTCACCTTCCATAGCATACCAATTTGCTCCAAAATCTGGACTCCTATAACCCCTTCCATCTGCAAAAACTGCTTGAATTTCGTCACCACGACAGAATAGACCTTTAAACTCAGAATATGGTTGCCCCGAATGCTCGATAACCAATGCGGGAGGGTCAGCATGAGTAGGTCCATCATAACCATACATAGCTTCACCAGTCGTTTCTAATGGAGTTTGTAGGTTATTAACATCCTTTGCTGTTCTCAATACAAAAGCGGTTAAACCACCCCAATTCAAGTGAGCTATACCAGCAGAGTTCAACGTTATGTAGATGTAGTAGCCTCCTGCATCAGCACCACCATAATCAACACCAGCCATAGTACCTAAGACAGTATTATTACTCTTCCATTTACCGTAATCGTCACTTGTTAAATCAGCTTGAGTGGGAACTTTACCTTCATCATCCAATGCGTAAAGACTATCATTTGCCCAATCTGCACCATAGTATACACCAATAGTGGCTTTCATAAGTCTTATCTTGACTGATTGTACAACCCCTGGGGGTGTTGGATAAGCAGATAAGTCAAACCAAAGTATACTACGTGCTAATGTCCAAAAATAAAATGGTGGTGATGCGGCAGTACCTTTAGCACATTGAACAACTCCTATTCCTGTACCCTCTGTACCTGTGGCATTATCTCTCACCAAATCCATTGAGCCACCAGGATTTATAGTATAATTTAGTTGCCAATTTCGATTCGCTGGAACTTCTGGTATAGTTTCTATTATTAATGTTGGCATCTTATTACTCCGTTGGTGCTTCTAAAGATTCTACCCAAGTAACTCCACCATCCACAGAAGTCCAAATTCCATCTAGAACTCCTACCACCACTTTATCTGAATCTTGGTCGCTTGACATAATCTCCACTACTTTGATTGAGAAGTTTTTCATAAGCTCAAAGCTACCGAGAGAATCTATACTCTTATACAAATTGCCGCTTTGTGTCCCATACCAAGAAATTTGGTCGTATGGGTAATCTTGAAAGTTTCTTAGAAAGTCCATATGAACAGCAGTTATAGGTTCGTCCCCATCTACTATCTTATCCCATACTCCACCACCGCTCCAACAATACCACAAGTTACCACTTTCAGTACCAGCAATAGCCATCTTTGCTTTGGGGTCTGCCGCTATGCAATTAACAGTAGAACCCTCACCTGATGTAGTAACATCTTCACCTGGCACCCATTGGTCAGGTGGTGGGTCTTCACCAGAAGCAGTAGCATAGGTAATTTTCAACCAAGGGCAAGGAGAGCACGCATCTTCTGGAAATCCAGATGGTGACTCTACCCAATATGGATTAACTGGACCATAGAAGGCAACCCAACATAATTGGTCATATGGTGTAGGTCGGTTGTCCCAATCATAGTCTAGAGGTGTAAGATAATTTGGAGTAAACCTAAAAGCAATCCATTCCCACCCCTCATCTATAGCTTTTTGAACTCCAGATGTCACAGTAACAGGGTCTAACCAATGTGGTCCTTCTACCATGAAATCTCCCCACATATCCCAAAAGTCTTCTATAGAAGTCTCTTTTGTCCAAGTTGGTGAAGCATAATCATCTTCATCCAGCGTCTGCCAAGGGAAACTACTGGCATCTTCTACAGACTTATAATAAACATCAATATCCATATATACGGGAAGAACATTCATAACTAAGTCAGCACCACCAAGCATTAAGTAAAGTTCGGCACTGTCAAGCGTACCACTTGCTGTAGTTGGAACTTTAAATTTTGTAAAGAAATGATATGTCCAACACTCATAGTGGTCAGAGATTAAATCTAGTGGGAAGAACCATTGCTTCACACACCAAAAACCAGAATAGTAGCGGTTATTGTGAACATATACCGTATCCACCTCATCATCGTGGTACTTATAAGTCATATATCCACCCGCAGTATAACTTCTAGGTGGGTCAACCCACCATATTGATGTTGGCATTATTTACCTCTTACCATAATTCTTGTTCTCTCCAGCTTGCTCCACTGTTATCAGAAGTGTAGACATAATTTCCTGAAGCGACAAAAATTGTTTTCCATTGTAACCCCTCACCAGGGTCTAAAGTAACTGGAAGTGTTATCTCACTACTTAACTGAGGAGTACCTTGGTCTTGTACATTAAGTGTGATATAAGCTACTCCACTTTCTGTAAAAGAATACGTGTGCATAATTCCACTCGCAGTAGCAAAACCAGAACATGTCCAAGTGTAGAGTAACTCCTCAACTGGACCATTTGGGTCGTATGAGGGGGTAGCATCTACAGTAACATCAAACAAAGCTGAACCATCTGCAAGAAATTCTTGTTCAACTCTGTATATAAACATGGCTACAGGAGCAATATTAGCAATTGGTGGTGAACCTTCTGTACCAGCACCAACACCACCAACTAAGGTCATTTCCATAGTCCACACACCTGCTCTTAAAGAGCTAGTGTAGTCGTATAAGAAATAGTCAATGGTGTCCGTCATCACATGAGAGTCATATAGACGAACTGTTTGTCCAATCTCAAGTCTTGGGTCACCTTCAATGGTTGCTCTAGCAGTATATCTTAATCTGTTCAAGTCATTATAAATTCCACTAGCCACAGTAACAAGTAACTCTGGAGTGTCTAATAAATATGACCTAATCTCAGTTCTTCTATATGTAGGTGGGGAAGGTACATAATCAGATTCACCCGCAACTGTAGTGTTTATTCCATCATAACCATAAACTGTAACCCAATTCCTTAAATCATCGTCTCTACTTGCACTAAGAGCTAATAGATTACCTGATTGAGTAACCGTCCACGAACCGTCTCCAGCATATGCTTCCTCTTGACTCCGATACGTCAAAGATGGGGTTGATGAACCGATTGGTCTTATTTCCCTAGCTTGAACGTGACCACCTTTATCTGCCCATATACGGTATCCGATAAGGTCAGTAATACGAGTACAAGCATCCATAGCGGACTCATATACAAATACAGCTACAGCGTTGTTACCAATAACAATCGCACCAGAAGCGGGATATGTCTCAAAATCAAGATGGAGTCTGGTTTCAGGAATACCACTATCTGTCATAAAATCAGTAATAATCTCTTGAGCTTGTCTGTCTTCAACAGCCTGCCCACCCATAGGATTACCACTGTCATCCAACTCACTCTCTGCTGGAATTGCTGAGTATACTCTCCTATTACCATGAATATAGTAATTATCTTGTGCCAACTTCAGGATGTCACGGCATTCTAATCTAACCGTTTTGGGTGGATTAGCATATTCTACCTTATCAATGAAACCAAAAAACGTAATTCTATATGTTGATGGTTTGTTCCATCCCTGCTCGACTTTAACTCTATTCATCGGGGCAAAACGAACATAATCACCATTTTCATCAAGCGGAGTTTTTAGTTCCAGTGTACAGGTTGTACTTGCTTGGTCAAATCCATAAGTTATGTCGCAAGTAATTACTTCAGGGTAATAATCATACCCTTGATTCTCTACACCTGGTTTCTCACCCTCAATAAATTTGGTAACTGTCACCTTTATGATAGGTGTCTTTACCCTTTTTGCATATTCTTCAGCTATTCCCATAATTACATCTTAACTAACGTCATCTCTACGTCATAAGTATCTTCACCAGAACCAGGAAAACTACCTGTAGTTGGATGCACCTGTTGAGAAAAAGAGATGATGAAACAATTGAACTGAGCATGAGTAGGATATAGATGGTCTCTACAAGTATATATAATGGTTTTTCTTAAAAAGAAGTCCTGTAATTTACGTGACATTGTACCAGTTATGGCAGTAAATCGTATAGTTCTCCTTGCTCCAGAAAACCCATCAATCTGAAGATAAGGTTGGTTAGAACCAACAACTTCCATTTCAGCCATTCTAGGTTCATATATCCAACCACTATCTCCACCATACCTATCTGGATTTCGTGGAAAAGCATATTCATACGAACCACCAATGTCAAATTGCCATCTAGTTATTGTAGCCATCTTACTTTCTCCTTACTCCCAAAGAACTCACACCAAGATATTCAGCCTTCGTTATTCTACCAAAATCTGTAGTACCTTCTTCAGCCGTCCTTGATGCCAGCAATTGCTGTCTTAATTGCTGAATTTCTTGTCTCACCCCAAGGATTCCAAGGTTAATATTTGACAAATATTGCTGTGATGATAGGAGCACTCTATAAGAATTTCCCAAAAGAACATTAGTGCTTGTTAACGTCTCACCTGAAACAACAACTTCTCTCCTGTGTAGATAATAAGGTCCAGTTTCGGGAACAGTACCGCCAGTCTGCATACTTCTGTTTCTCACAAACTCTAACCAAGTTCCCCACAGACCTTCTTGTGCTGGACCGAAACCACCAGCACCACCTGTTTGTCTCAAAGCCATATATCTGTTAGGTCTCTGATACCATCCTGGTAGATTATACTCTGCTTCTAGTCTCTTCTCTTGAACAGAAGTATTTTCCCCAACGATACGACCTAACATCTCCAAAGCTAGAGTATTTTCCTCTAACCTAAGCATTTCACCAGTTAGTGGGTCAACCAATGTTAATACAGAATCAGCAGTCTTGCCTAGACTCTTAGCCATATCAGTGAACGCTGGTAATCTACCAAGATTCTCTCTGTATGCTTTAATGGTTTCGGCATCAACTAACCTGACCTGTGTAGGTCTTTGGAACTCCGCACCTCTACCAGCATAGGTTGTTACTCTCCTAGCTTCAATTTCTTTCTGGAGAACATTTCCTAGATATTGGTCTATTTGCTCAAGGGCATTAGCATACTTCTCGTCACCAGTCTCTTCATGAAGTTTTAGAAGTGCTTCCTTTACCCTATCAATATCACTAATTGTTCCTTCAATATTAGCAAGTCTTAACATATCAGGGAACGTAACTTGGAACTTATCAATAGCGTCATTAAGCTCTAACAATGTACCTATAGTTTGGACAATATCGGTAGCTAACTGAGGGTCCCATCTCTGAATCATTAACCACTTATCCTCTGGAATTCTATCAATAGCTAATCCATATTCTGCAAGAAGTGGTTTTAATTGTTGGATAGCTTCCACATGAGAAGCATAACCATAAGCTGAACCAAGCAGAACGTTATACCAAGCTTGGAAATCCTCAGCAGTTTTATTAACCTGGTCAGCAAGAAGTTGTGATACTTTAGCTTGCTCCCACTCTTTAAGAGACATACCATCAATAACCGCACCAGTTTCTAGCATAATTTGCTTAATTCTAGACTGTGATTCACTGTATCTATTTGTAATTGATGCTAATTCTCTTTTTTGTGCTATTTGCTCTGGTATAGCAGTAGCTATAGCTTCAAATGCCGCAAGCTCTTCACCAATAGCAACTTTTGTACCACGAATGGCAGTCATGTATGCTTTGGCATCATCCGTTAATTCTTGCCAAGCAATATGGTCAGATTGTTTAGCTCTCCTATACTCATCAATTGTGATAACACCATCAACAAGAGCTTGGTTTAACTCATTAAGACCACCAAGACCCCTCTTCCACTCTTCTTCGTCTGTACGACCAAATGGAGTAAATGCCGCTTCACCACTTAATGACCATCCTAATCTAGCTTCACCAAGTTGAACACCAGCTAGAAGTCTTTTCCAGAATGGTTGTGCTTCTGCCGCTCTAGCTTCAGCCATCTTAGGTGCGGCAAGTGCCGCCGCACGTCTAGCATCTTCTCCTGTCTCCTTTGCCGCTTGTTCGAAATATCTATCCATCACATCAGATAGGTCTAGGGTGAAGTCTTCTGCCATCTTCTCAAAAACTGCTCTTAGTCTGTCTTCTCTTGAAATGAAGGCATCTGCCGCCGTATGTCCTATTAAAGTACCGATACCACCGCCAATAACCATACCAAGAGGACCGAATGAAGCTCCAATTGCTGAACCAATACCAGCACCTACAGCAGACTGCCATTCACCAGTTAGACCATATGCCGCCGCACCCATAGCTAGTCCACCTACGGCTCTTCCCATTCCACCCATAGGTCTCGTTAACCATCCACCAACACCTCTTGCCGCTCCACCCCACGTCATGGGAGCAACAGTAGGAGCAGTCCAACGTCCACCACCTGGCATCCACTTTCCACCAACATATTGTCCACCACCTGGTCTAAATACGTTTTCCGCACCTGGTACTGTTGGTGCAGGACCAGCACCCCACAGTTTTCTGAACATGAATGAAGGAAGTAATCCTGATAGAGCATATAAACCAGCTTGTGAAGATAATCCTGGAGCTACTGTTCCAAGACCTGCTTGTGCCGCTTGTTGAGCACTTGTAAATCCACCTGCTTGAACTGCTCTAGCATATGCCGCAGAACCAGCGACAGCAGTCGGAGGTACACCAGCAAATCTACCCATCAATGCTCCAACTTTAGGACCGACTCCCATCCATCCCATAGCAAGAGTTGCAATCTTTAAAGCACCAAGAGTACCAACCAAGAACATAACAGCCCTACCAAGCTTATACACACCATCACTTGCATTAGAAAGCATGTCAAAGAAGTTAGCCAATCCCTGTATAGCACTTGTTAGGTCTTCAATTGCTCCTGTTTGTTCACCCATTGTAAACAGGAATTTACGTTGTGCCGCTGTGAACTTATCCCATGTGTTAGTCAAGGTATCAACAATCTTTCTGTTAGCTTCCATTGCTTGCCCTTCAGCATTAGAACTAATCTTCGCAACACGCATAGCAGTTGAGAAGTTGTTAAGTAAAGCCAAGAACTGAGCGTAACGTCTTTGACCAGCACCAGCCGCTTTAGCTATTTCTAACCAAACTGATTCATCCATTACGTTAGCTACTCTCATAGATGAAAGTTGTTGCATGACTTCCCAAAAGCTCCTAACTTCACCAGAGGTATCTCTAACCGCAACACCATACTTTTGTAGTAAAGAAATAGAACCTGGATTATACAAGGTTGACATTAAAGCTCTAATAGCATTACCAATCTCAACTGGACCCAAGGTAACAGTTTCGCTCAAAGCCGCAATCAAACCGTTAATTTGGTCAACAGAAAGACCAGCCGCTCTACCAGCATCAGCCATAATAGCAAAACCTTGTGAAAGGTCGTTAACAGACACAGCCGCATTCTTAGCTACAGCTACCCACTTATCAAGTAAGTCAATACCTTGGTCTAGTTCCATACCTGACTGTCTCAAAGAACCAACCAAGATGTCAATAGACTGACTATATTGCATACCAGTAATGTTAGCAAGAGCAGAAGCAGAACTCAACAAACTAACAGCTATAGCACCCCTATTCGCTTGTTCTGAATACCTAGCAGTAGCTCTCAATGCTAAGTCCATACCAGTTAAAGTCTGCTCGATTGGCATACCGAAGCTGATAGCAACATCAGCAACCTCTTTGAAATATGCCTGTAGTCTTGAACCAAGAGCACTCGTTGTAATACTGATTCTAGCTAATGTAACTTCCAAGTCTTTCCATGTTTGGATTGTTTCACCAATCTTACGGATAGCTCCGTACACAGCCATGATAGCAAACTGCCAGATAAGAACCTTTCTTGTAGCGTTATCAAACGTTCTACCAAAGTTCTCCATCGTGATTCTACCACGACCAGTGGCATCAGTGAATGAAGCGGTTTCAGTTGCCGCTCTTCCAGCCGCCATAGATAACTTGTCATATTTTAGTGCTGTCGCATCTAACGCTTGCTGTTGTGCTTTAGCATTGAATGCTGACTGACCAAACTGGAATAATGCCATTTACTTTACCTCTCGATTTCATCTTCATTTACAGGAAGACTAAACTCGGTTTGTTTTTCTCCATCAGAGAATATTCTGTTGAACCATTCGTCAAGTTCTGATGGTTTGTCCCAAATTGAACGAGGAGGACGTTTCTCTTCGGGTAGTTCTAGGTAGGAGTCTAACTGCATTCGTCTCTTTATCACGTAACTGAAAGTGTGGGGGTACTCGAATACAGATAGACCACGTAAACTTTCATGAAGAGGATAATTTAACTCTTTGACAATACGCCAAACCCCCACAAACGCATTGTCCTCAGCTAGTTTTTTAAGTCTTCCCCTGTCATCTCTAGACTGACGTATGCCGAAATCAATTGACTTTTCAGTTGTGGAGCACACCCATCAAAATCATCAAAATCATCAAAAGCTAGAGTTTTGAACTTATTATCTGCAAAAGTTCCCTTGAAAACCTGATACTCTCTGAACGCTCTAGTAAACTCTTCACTACATTTCATATTGATGACAGAATGTACATACATCTCACGCAGTTTATCTATGTCCTCAACTTTTCCAATCTCTTCTTTTCTTTCTTCCGCTCGTTTCTCAATAAACTCAGTAAGAGTTTTAGCTCTTTCAGCTTGTAGCTCTTCTAACTTGGTTTCGTGCTCTTCTTGTTGCTCTAGAGTAGGATTATCGGGTAGCTCTGGTACTTCTCTCTCTGGAAGTGTAAGCAAACCTTCATCCCTATAGTCAGGGATTTCACCAAAGGTGATTCCCATAGTTAACTCATCTCTTGTCAGAGAATCCAAGTCAGAAAAACTTGCCTGATAATCATTGGAATCCTTATTCCTTAATTGGGTTCTCAATTGCTTACTACGTTTTAAAGCCGCAATTTTAGCTTCTTGGAACTCAGCATCTCCAACAAGTCTCACATATACTGTCTCAAGAACCTTGTCTCCTTCTCTGATTTCTACTTTTCTGTGCCATCTAAAAAGTTTTGATAATTTTCCCATTTTCCTTTCCTCTCTTATAATAATAAAGGGGAGTCCATGTAACGATTTTGAATAATCGCCATCAAAGACTCCCCTAATAATCTGATACGTATATCAAATTCCTTTAATCTTTTGATAGGATGACCTATACTTTTCCTATTCTACTGTTTATGCTGGAATTCCACCAGAGTACACGATACATTGTGCATCATTAGACATGAATGAGAATGTTTGTGTTAACTGACCACCAACATTTGAAGTTGTTCCATCTGAAGTAATTCTCATATATGGAATCTGAACTGTCTTCTGGACTGTGGTATTGTCAGCAGGGTCTTTCAATTGGATTGCCAATGCTAACGTTCTCTCTTCATACTCGTCTACACCATACTCACCATAACCATCACCATCATCTTTATTACCAGTTGTCAACAGAGCAACGATTTCATTATCTGTATCAAGAACGGTAATGTCTCCACTGATGTCAGGTGGGTCTACAACGTAACCAACAACTGAGGTGTTACCCATTTCCATAACCTTAGTATTAGGGAACGTACCTCTAATTGTTACACTCTGAACTCTGTACATTGACTCAACACCAATCGTAACAGGAATGTTCTTACCACGAATAGCGGCTGGAACAGTACTGTCAGAGATGTTAGTCCATGCTAGAACTCCACTCTGTGTATGATACACAGCTAAAGCATAGTCAGCCGCAGTACCACCACTCAATGTTACGGTAGTGCCGCTAACGTAATACTTGTCACTTGCAAGTGCCGCAAACGTAGTCTCTTCTTTCCAGTCTCCATCAACAATGAAACTTAACAAGTAATCAGAATTCTTCAATTGATTTGGACTATAAGAAAGAGTCATCTGTCCATTAGCATCCAAGTAACCAGAATCCACTACAACATCATTAGCAAAATACCTCTTTTCACTACCAGCACAACTATATTCCTCTGTGCTTTCACCATCAACTGTGTACGTGAACGTGAAGTCAGTAATTCTCATATACTTAGCATGGATACACTTCAACATTTCAGCGACAGTTGCTTCTTTTACATAACCAACCAAGTCAACGTAACCAAGATTTGCAACATCCACACCAGAAGCAGGATATGCGTCAACATCTTCACCAACCAAGATAGCAAATATCTTGTGTGAAACATCGAACGCTTGGAAAGTTGCAGTCACTTCAGGAAGGTCTGTCACAATTCCTGCGTGACCTGGGTTACCAAGTTCGTTAATTGTAGTGTTAGGTAGCGTAACAGGTATATCTAGACGTTGAACACGGTAGGCATAGAAGTCAGCTTTTGGTCCTACTATCCTTAATTTTACGTCCTTGTAAGGGACAGCAATTCTTTTACTCACTAGAATATACCTCCAACCTCTCTCTCAAACAACCTTTTTACCAATTGACCGTTTTCTACCACGAGCAATGCCTTACCTTTATTCAACCCGAATGTTTTATCTACCGAACCTAAGAGAGATGTTCCATTTGTTTCTTAACTAAATCCAATCCCTTCCTTTGTGCTCCTTACCCACCTTTTTCCAAACCTATCCTTCTCGTTTGCCTTTACCTAGTTTATTCAACTCTTTAATTTCATTATGAATTTCCCGTTCCCTTTCTGTTGTGATGGAGAACTTATTATCCAATCTAGAGTTTATGAATTCAAGCAGTAATTCAGCTTGTTTATTCTTACTTGGTAAGTAATCCTTCACTGTGTCCAATATACACTTAGCCGATTCTAAAGTTCTACACCTACAGCGATAATTAGTTGAACGTTTATCATTATAATCTTTACGATTAATATGATGAGGAATATCAATAATAAGTTTAGAAAATTTGGTTATTAACTCAGGATTGGTGTTAATGAACTCTACACAAGGAGTATACGCTCCACGATTTTTTATTAACATTATAGAACCTTCTAATGCTAAACACCAAGCAATTAACCTCTTATCTACCTCAATAATCATTAGCTTGCCTGAGTTGATACAGTTTCGAATCCTACTGTAGCCCTCCAATACTTAATCTTGGCGTACAAATTAAACGCATAAGTAGGTCGTATTGTCCGATTATCCACATTCATATACTCTATGATGCGTAAATCCGTACCTGCCCTGCTTTTTCCTGTATCTGCTCTGTAACCACCTGAGTAGTCTTTTATAGGGACAGCAACATCCAATGCTTGGAAGATTCTATCTGCCAAGTCATCTCTCTGAACATCAGTTTGTGCAAAGATGTCTATAGCCCAAGTACGTCTAAACCAACTAGCACCCATCTCACCAACACCTTCATCAGATGTCAGACTAGCCTCAATAGATATAGTCGGTAATGTAAGCGTACCTTCCTCTATCTCGTTGTAAGGGTAACCATCTACAATCCGAGCAATCTCTCCTAACGGTGTCCCATTAATATCGAGAAACTTAATAAAGAAATAGACACTCAAATCCTCATTATGAAACTTTCCTGTTACCATTAACCCTCACCTTTATAGAAAGATTAGTACAAGTATAATTGCTATAAGAGTGGTAAAACACATACTAGCTATTCTCCACCCGAACTTTTTAATTTCAGTAGCTATAGAACGTACCTCAACAGATGATGCAAGACCACCATTTAGAGACAGAGAAGCAAAGGAAGCCAGGATTACATCTTTCGTTGTACACCCTTCAACTCCTTTTTCTGCTAGTTTCTCGACAGCTTGTCTTACCGCACTTTCTAATATCCCATTTCTTGAATTCATATCCATAGCGTAAGCTCCTTATCTCGGCAACCATCCGCTCCATTTCTTAATCACCACACCTTGTGGGTCTAACAAAAAACCTCTAGCTGTGAGACGGTCACCAATTAATTTTTCTGTCCCTGCCAGTGCAAATACATTCTTTCCCATCCTTGATTTCCAAGAATATCCAAATTGGGGTTGGTTTTGATATGTAACTGTAGCGGCTTGAAATTCCCTAAAGATAAGGTCTGGTGCTCCAATTAGCTGTCGAACAAGTCCTAGTACTTTTTGGTAAGTAATAGTCATCTCTCGGTTGTATATGCCTTTGAAGTTAGAAAGAGTCCTCTTTGGACCATTTGTTGGGTATGCTGGATATTGCTGATTTCCATATTCTATGAGTTCCCAAAATGGTGCTACACCAAAAGTCCTCATTAAGTCTAATCTACGTCCAACTGTCTCAGCATATCTGTTACTTCTTCCTTCTAACCAAGCAACATACAAACCTCTCCATCTGTCCAGAGTACCTCTCAATGGATACACAAGTTGTTGTATCGCTTGAAGGTCACCAACATCACCTAATCTATCAGTATCAATAAATTTCGCTTGAACTACATTTTTCTCATCCCAAAAAACATCAACATGAGCGGGATTGCTTAATGCTTGTTCCATCACTGAGATATACCCAGGAAACCTGATGTATTCCTCAATGTCCATCATATCCCTTCTGTACGCTTCTTTAACTAAGAAATTTAATTTCTGTGCCGAAACCTTAACTTGAGTTTCTATTACAAAATAAACCTCACTTATAAGAGCTTGGTATCTGAATGGATATGTTCTTGGAGTTATTCCTAAAGCTCCTAGGACTCCAACAGGATTGAAGTTGAATATCCTATGTGAAAAGCGAAATTCCATTTACTACTCATCCTCAATTCCTTCTACGTTAATTCCAACCACCGTAAAAACGCTTCGTGTGAAGCTATTCATATTATCAAGAACAACCTTCCTTACTCTCTTGAATAATTCAGGGTCTTGGATTTCTTCCTCAAGGTCATTTAGTGCAATTGCACAGTACCTTTTCTTCCTTTTATTTATTAGTTTAACGATTTCTAATTCCGTCAAACCTTGAAATTCTTTGCCCATTCCTTTACTCCTTCCCAAATTCTCTGCATACAAATCTGATTCTATCCCTTGTTGGGACTCCTCTATGTATAGCTCTGTATATTTGTAACTTACGTGAATCCGCTATTACTTCTTTTACCTTGACAATATTAGCCTCTGAAAGAGCATTTATATCAATGGTAATCATACAGTCACCATCAAAAGTTTCTCCACCAACTCCCATATCTGGTTGGTCTTGTGTTCTCCATCTTACGTGAGCCATCACACCAGAGTAAACATCGGCAGTTATCCAGTATTGACCTGAACATGTCGTGCAATATGGGTCAAGACTAACCTCATTAACCTCATCATATAAATCTAACCCGCTACATACTGGACATGCTGATTGGTCACCACGAATTATGAATGTAACTACTTGACCAATTGCATTCCTAATAGCATCCTTAGTTGATTTAGTTGCTGGAAACGTTATCGTCATCTTTCTTCTCTTTTTCTCCCGCTATGGTGGCTTCCTTATTCTCTACTTCGGGAGCTTCAACAAACGTTGTTGGTTCTGTGGAAAACTTTTTAGATAATGACGAATCACCAGCCTCCATTATGTCAGTAATGATTTTATCAAACTCATTAGAAATGTAACCCCAAGTGAACTCTTCACGTTGAACAAATTCATAAGCTAACTTTCCGTATTCTTTAACCTTTTCTCTATTGTGGTATAAATCGTCTAGGATACTTACCAAATGCTCAACATCAATTACCCCACCTTCGGTGTTAACACCACCAGTAAGAACCTCCCAATGGTCAATATTGATTAACGGTGCTTTTCCTACCCATAATTCTTTACAAGCAGAGTGGTCTGGAACAATCTGTGCCACACCACATGCCGCACTCTCGAATGGACTCAACCCGAATCCTTCTCCCATTGAGGTCATAACGTGAACATCAGCACAATTGTAAATCTTGCATAACATTTGAATGGAGACACCTTGTGCTGGACTGATGTGTGTTTGGTCGGTTATCAAGAATCTATCGTCAATTCCCCATCTCTGAGCCAATTGAACAAGATTCCAACCAACGTCTCTTAAAGTGCCATGATAGTAGAAGTTAATGTTTTCTCTATCGCTTCTTGGTAAACGAGACAACCACAACTGCATTGCCTTCAAGTATAGGTCTAATCTCTTCCTTGGTTGATTCCTATTTATGTTCTGTACAATAAAAGAATCTGGTGGGATGTTTGCCATGAAACTTCTAGCATCTTCTATAGGGTAAAACTCATCAGTATCTACAGCATGACCGATAACGTTCACCTTAATATCCTTTGCTCCCTGTATACCGTGTTTAGCAAACTCCGTGTAAGTTGTAACATTAGCATTAACTTTATCTAGAACCTCTATCCACTCTGGTTGTACTGGTAAAGCATCTACTGGTGAGTAAGTTATAATTCTATTATTCTCAGGAATTTCTTTAACATACTCTGAAGTTATCCACAAATCATTGTTAATAAGGATTAAATCAGGTCTCTCCTTTGCGATAACTTCCTGAACCCTATTGAACCCGTAAACATTCCCCCTCGCTCTAGCGGGATAGATTCTAAACATACCCTCGTAACGATGAGGGTCACCTATTTGATGATTGATACCAAGAACTGCTACATCATATTTTCCAGTTTGATACAATCCTTCTAAAATTCCCTGCGACACACGTCCGAAACCTGTGCTAACTGCTGGTGAATCTCCAATCCATAAAAGTCTTATCTTACCGTTCATTATCCACTCCTTTTCTTACCATGCCGTCCGCTTTGCAGTAACGACTCTAGGGAAATTAACCATCTCACCGTTTTGCTTAACCAAGATAACCATGTAACACGCATTACCGTGAAATTTCATTGGAACACATGTAAACCCATTTGGAAAATGAGATTTCGGTTTGTCATACTTAAAGTAAAACTTTACTGGTTCATGTAGGTGTCCTGAATATACAGCCCTTACATTATCAGTTAAGTACTCATCTCCCTCTTTCGTTGGTTGTGTCCAAAATGGATGATGGGAAAATATGATATGGTATTTATCAGTTTTTAACTGCTTCTTTAACCATTCATCTTGTTCAGGGTCTTCCTTCAGAACATCTCCCCAACCAACTCCATACCTATGCCTCATAAATGAGGTATCCAGAAAATCTAAACAAAAGCCATTAAGGTTAAAAGCCCTCAGACGACTCTCCCCAAAATATTCTTTCCACAAATTTCCGCCATCATAATCCCCAGGAATGACAACTACTCTGTGCTTAATCTTGTTTAAAGTGTCGGAAGCTTCCTTAAACAACTTCATATCACAAGAATCATGAACAGTGTCACCAGTTACAACAACCAAGTCCACTGGTTCACGGTTTATAGCGTCAATCATCGGGGTCAATAGATTTCGAAAAGATGTAATGTGTAGGTCTGAAATCTGGATAATCTTTAAAGTAATCTTCTGCCCGTCCTTTTCCTTTTCTTCCACAATTCCTCTCCTTTTTAACTCAACGTAACTATTTTAAATATATTAAACGGTGTCAAAGTCAGTACTTGATACCGTGAACATAGATTTATCATCCGACATCTGGCATTAAGGACATCCACTTAATACCGCTAATAAATTATTGCCAGTCTCTAGTCCAGCCATACAATCTACCATACTTAGATTGGGCTAACTTAACAGGGAATAATTCATTCAATTCTTTTATATCATCCTCTAATGTTGAGCTTCTTTGTCTTGCTGACTGAACATTAGAGTATGAGATTTCATCGTCTCTCCAATTAACAGCACTACCAGATTCACTCCACTTCGTGCTACTCTTTATAATAACAGAAGCTTGTAAAATGATAGCTCGCTCATCTTGAGTCTGGATAACTGGAGGTTCGGAAAAATCAAATAAGTTGAAATTCTCGTTTCTGACAATCAAATCAGAAACACCAGCTACAGTGGCAACGTAATACTTATTATTCCATCTGTGTCCTAATGCTTTAATAGAGTCGAATAGAAAACCAGATAACGTGGCATCATCATAGGTGTAAGGAGACGTATAGTCTGATAGATGTCTCCTAAATTGAGGTATTAAATATGCTAACGTTGTCGTCTCTGGCATCCGCTCTGCTCCGATTGGGGGAGGTTTTCTCCCCCGCTATTTTTTCTTGAGGTTGTGTGTAATTTATTCTATTGTGTAGAACCACCAATCTTCACACCACCAATTTCAGCTACGTTGGGTACTCCACCTCTTTCATTAAACTTATTCAAGGATGCCTTCAAGAACTCGATAGTCTTGAACGGCTTATTAGCCTCTAAAGCAAAGGTGAGCAATCTATCCACAGGGACAGGTGACGTAAATTCTTCTACTCTTTTCTTCATTTTTGCGTAAGGTGACCTTAATAAGTCCTTCAAAAATCCATCACTAACCGCATTTACTTCATCCAAAGTCATTTCATAACCTTCGGTTACCTCGACTAAATAGCCATTGACTATTGCGATTTTGTTGTTCTTTATAAAGAACTTCTCAGCTTCCGCATCTTGAACTTCTACAGTTATCTGCTCAACATCTTTCGTATTTGGGTCACCTTTTAGAAGAAACTCTTCTACTTCTCCTCTTGTGTTGATAAATGTACCACCCACTGAACCCTTAATAGCTTTCTTGAAAATTCTTGGATACTTTTTGTCTTCCATTGTATATCTCCTTTATGATTTTTATACTGAACTTCTGAACCTCTCTTCCATCCAGTTTCTAATAGGGGGGAGTAATTTAGCTCCCCCCACTATTTACTCATCGTTTACGGTGAGTCAGTTCTTATGATGCCCACATTTTCCATACGGTCAAATAGGAGACCGAACTGTTGATAGATTCTAATGTGCCAAGTTGGAGGAGCAGTAACCATATCGGTCCACTGGTCTTCCCTTACGTCTCCGTAAGTAATAAACTCACCACAATTATCACCAATCACGGTTATTAGGTTATCCTTGATTAATCCGTTTCTGTCATATGGGTTGTCATAGACTTGCTCTAAGCTGATGAAGTTTGCACCGTAGTAGATGCCAAACCAACCAGTTCTCCTAATCTCTTCCAGAGCACTTGATACAGGTACGGCTGAACCAGCCGCCTCGGTAGCACCAACGCCAACCCTATATCCAGCGAACTTTGTGATAGGAGCTAAAGCAGTCCTTCTACCAACCACAGCCTTGACATTTCCAGCTATATCAGCAATGCTATCAATAGCATCTTCTAGTGTGCTTCTTGTTATAGGAGCGGTAACATACCAGAAGTTTGTGCTATCGTTAATCGTAGCTAACGTATATAACGCATTCATAACCTTAACAACGTAAAAGTCTGACAGTTTCGCCATCATCTCACGTCTTATTTCGTCAACAGTGCCAATTTCACCTGACTCTACCTCCCACTCATTGTGGGCAACTTCTGCGTAAGCTGTGTCCAAGTTGTAAGTTACAACTTCTTTCACTGTGATTTGGCTAGCAAGAGTATCCTGACCAGGAACTAACTGACGAACTTCAATACCCCTTCTAACTTTCTTTACTAGAGCATCACCAGGATTTAAGCTCCTAGTATTTAGGAACATACCTACGATGTCCTGAGTAACATGCTTAGGGTCAACGTATTCGACAATAAGTTCAGCCAGTGCTCTCTTATCACTTTTTGCTATCTGAGCAACAGCTTCTTTAAACTTTTGTTCGTCCATTTTTATTTTCACCTATTCGGGGAGGGGATTAACCCTCCCCATATTTAGCTTCCCACTTATTGTGAAGTCTTGATTGTTAGTGTGTTCTTGGTTGTATTTTGTTCGAAAACAATACCAACCTGACCACCAGCACCTTCGTACCACTGACCACCACTCTTCACACTTATAGCATTTCCAATTGTGTATGTGCCAGCAACGAAGCATCCACTTGTTACGGTGTAAATACCTTCGTCATATGCCAACATCAATGCACCAGAAGGAATTGTGGCATCTTCCTTCAATCTTGGAACGACCATTTTTAGGTTAACATCGGCAGGTAAGTTTTCTTGACCCGCAATGAACTCTCTCAACGTATATGGTACTGTGCTATTGCCAATATCCTGTGTAGGTAGAGACTGGTAAAGTGGAGGTTTCTCATTGTATACACGGAATGCGGCTACATACTTAGCCGTTGCATCATCATCTGATGTAGGCTTTGAAGCACCCTGCAAAACGTTGTAGATTCCGCCCTGTAGTCTTGGATCTGGGTCTGCATTTCCAGCCAACACTCTAGGTGCGTTACTAGCGGCTCCAAGTTTAACAGCAAGTCCTGCCTGAATGTCTTCTTGTGCTATACAAGCGATAGCTGTACCTCTTAATCTAATTTCTACTCCCATTAGAATACCTCTCTAAGACTATTTCTTGTCCTTCGCCTGTTTTAGTTCTTTCAGACCATCTGAAACAATAGATCTTGCATCAGACTCGTCTCCGCTATTAACAGGGGGAACTTTCATACTTGCTGAAGCCTGTGTCCCCTTTTTCAAATCGCTCATTTTTGCGATTGTCTTCTCAAGAGTCTCATCAGTCATACTCAACCAGTAATCAGCGTCCGTTTCCACGTCAGCATCAAGCTCGGCTTCGTCTAACTTAGCCTTGATACCCTTAATTTTTTCCGCTCTTTCTGCGGCTTCATCAGTTTCTTTCTTGAACGTGCGTAGAGTCTCAAGCTCGTCCGTCATGGTTTTAATCTCTGTTGTAAGAGTCTCAACCTGAGAAGCTTTTTCCTCTAACTCAGCCTTTTCAGTAGCCCAAGTTTCCTTTTCTTTCGTCAAGGTCTCATTGTCGCCCTTCAAAGACTTATTCTCCTGTTCAAGAGCTTCTATCTGTTCTTTTGTGTAGTCCATAATTTCTACTCCCTCACGGTTTGATGCCTCTTCAGAGTCTTCTGGTTCAAGCTCAATAAGCTCGCAACGCTCGCCCATTGTCTCTGCATCATAGAACTCCATGAATGCCTTTTCCCAATCGAACTCTTCTGACTCGCCAACCTGAAGATCCAGGTTGAAATGCCGTTTGGCATAACTTTTAATTTTGCTTTCTACCTTCTTGAACTTACCACCCAAGATGGATTTATTTTGCTCTTGGTGAACGTATCTCCAAGCGGCTAAACATCTAGCTTTTGTGTTAAGTGGGTATCTGTAACATTCGGGGTCACCGTATTGTCCTTTCTCCTTGGGATAACCCTTTGGAGGACTTTTATGACAAAGATAATCCTGAGCTACTGTGCTAGTATCTTCTGCCTGAGCAGGAACGCCAGCACTCAATACCTTCTTAATCTCCAATAACTGAGGAGTAGATACACCACTTAGGTCTAACAATCTATTCATTTAACCACCTCAGTTTCTTTTCTATCCTTTAGCTCTTCATCTATCAATTGGATTAAATCCTTTGCACTGATAGAAACTAACGGTGTCCTACCTTGGTAAGCAGGGTGTTGAACAGCCGTCACAGCTTTAGTTGTTATTTCCTTTAGCCACTCGACACCATCTCTTTCTTCTGAATCTTTATATCTTATTTCCCAAGAGAAATCAACACTTCCGCCCTCATTCATTTCTTTCTTAAAGAAGTCAACAATATCAGGGAACTCATCATGGTAGACTGCACCAATAGCAACCACCGTATTTCCCTGTTGTTGTCCTTGTTTAATACATCCAATTATAAGAGCATCAGAGTGTCCCTCAAGTCCGAATTCAGAATCGAAGTTAGCTTTGATTGGCATATAAGACATGGACTTAATGAGATTTCCGAACTCATCTTGCCCAATTCCTTGATTGTTTGCGTTTGGTTGGTCATCCGTGAAGATGAACCGCACCCACGTCAACAAAGGGTTCTTATACTCATCAGGAATACCAGCTTGGGCTAAATCACCATCTTCGATGAAGTTAAGACTTATTGTAAACTTAGTTTCTTTTTCATCCATACTAATACTCCGTTTAACTTGCCCAAACGGGCATACAAGTGTTAGGCTTCCCTGATCGATCACTAACGAAAAGTACGCCATCAGACCACTTTTTTGGCAAGAATTTTAAAAATAATCTAAAATAAATCATGATTATTGAGAGACAAAGCTCAATCTTCCTTTGTTTGCACTAATAAGTACCTTCATTACCTTATCTGATATGGTTGACCACTGGAATTTAGTGTCTTTGCTAACCTCAAGAATAGCTTCTTTACGCTCCGCCAAATAAGAACGGTCTTCGTAGAACCTATTCAACTTCTCAGCAAAGTCATCAGTGCTTATTACATCACCTTTCCACATAGTTCCAGCGATATACTCAGAACGCTCTATCTTAATATAGTCAGCATTTTTACCCCAAATATCTTTTAGATTACCATGTTCAGCACATAGGATAGGAATACCACAAGCCGCTCCTTCTACAAGGGAAAGACCGAATCCTTCACCAAGTGACGTGTTGGTATTAACATCCATTACATTATAAAGGACATTTAACTTATCTACAGTTAGGTTACCAGTACTTAATATAACCTTATCCACAATCCCAAAGTCACTTGCTAAAGATGGTAAATCGTATGCTTTTTCGTGGGTACTTGCATGAATGAGACACTTTACATCAGTTTTACCTTTAGCAAATTTAGCAAATCCTTCTAAAAACAAGTCGAGACGTTTTCTGTAAGTATTAGAGTTGACATTACCAACGATAAAATCATTTTTAACCCCCAACTCATGTTTAGCATTAATTATAGGGAAATACAAACTACTGTCCACACCATGATAAATAGGACTAATCTTTAGATTTGGGTTGATTTCCTCAATTTTGTGTTTAGAAAAATTGGTATAAGTCATAATCTGCTCGACTCCCTTAACTGAAAAGTAAAACATTATATCTTTATTAAGAGGAAGCAAATTAACAGGAAAAAGAGGAACTATTCTAGCCCTAGAACCATGTCTCTCCCCTGATACACGAAGGGCATCAATATACAAATTAACAATGTGGTCATCATTGAATACTACTATAACATCGGGGTCTTCTTGAAGTGCAACTTGTGCGGCAAATTCAAAGCCGTACATGTCTCCATCACGTTGCCCAGGATATACATGATAGCTACACTTATGTCTTAATCTACCATCATAACGAACACCATACACTACCAAGTCACACTTTTCAGCTAACTCATTACAGATACCATGAGTAACCACTGAGAACCCACTGTTAACTATGGCATCTCCTATCCAAAGTACTTTCATAAATCCACTCCTTTCAGCTTAATTTACAGTTCTGCCACCATAGGTAACAACTCTTCCACCTTCTCTACTAGGTATGTAAGGTACTTTAGTTACAATCTCTCTTTCAGCCTCCCCAACTGGTTCATAAACGGTTGTTCTCTTCACTTCAATAGCTTTGCTCCAATCAAAAGAAACATCGTCACCCTTCATGGTATAAGGTACTTTATACAAATCATTATCTTTCTCTACGATAACATAGTCATCAAAAATATCAGCCACGTAAGGACCATATGACGGTTGCACCATGTCACGCATTGGAGAGAGAGCTTCTCTTATTTTGTCCTCAAACTCATAGAACTGCTCCCTCATACTCTCTTCGCTAATAGCGTCTTCAGAAGCTCCAGTCTTTTTTAACTGAACCTTACAGATGGCTATTTTCTCACCTTTTGTATAAGGTTTACCAGTTCTCTTATTAGTACCACTTATACTATCAACACACTTCTCCATCCACTTAGTCTGTTCAGGAGTTTCGTTTTTTATTCCATAAGGCATTTAACTCACCTCTACTGTCCTTCCAAGAACATAAGGGTCTGAAATTCATCATTCCCACATGTTGGACATTTCTCTGTTTTATTATCAACTACTCTTTTACATTTCGTACATACTTTCACTTCAGCCTCGTTAAGTGGCTAAGTTTCTCCAGAATCTTACAATGCTCTCTTCATTATTTCTTGATTGTATATTGAGAGTAGGGTCTAATGTAATACCTGGAGCTAACATAAAATGTTTGCCACCAAATGGTATATTATAAGATTCCTGACCAAACCCTCCACCCCATTTGACATTGTAAAATTGTGCGTTGTTACGAAAATAAGCGTGATGCTTGTCCATCACTATGTTTTCACCTTGATGAATCGTTCTACTCCAAAAATGGAAATAAACCGCACTCAACAAAGTACCAGCTACGTCAGCCATACCTAGATTGACTCCACGTCTTGCATAGTCATTATCTGAATAATATGCTGGATAAAAGTTTACATCAATATAGCCGACCTTCTCATAAACTGCTCTCTTATAAAGTGCCAAGTTATGGATGTCACTTAGTCCAGGTTGAGAAACTTGAACAGAACGACCTTCATAACCCTTAAACTTGTCCCAACACTTACTTTCCAATCCAGCATCATCAATTTGGCACGTACCACCTTTGAAAAAGTCACTACACTCTGGAAAGTCTTTAAGTAGTGCTTTTACATCATACTGACAAGCTGAAATCCACTCATACTTGGTTGTATCTGCAACCTCAATAAGTGAATCTATTGCGTTTGGGTATGCTATAATATCATTACCAGCAATAATGATGTTATCATAAGAACCTTCCTTCCATCCACGATCATAGATGTCATTCAGCCCCCAAGGAAACCCATAGTTCTCAGGGTGAATAATATGAGGAATACCCTTACTCTCTAACCATTCTATAGTCTCTGTATCACCAGGTTTACCAACAACTACAAAAAGGTCAAGAGGCTTAGTAGTCGTGTTTAATATGGACTCTATTGTTAGTCTACTAAACATCAAATTCCCAAACGTCACCATACCTAACAATGTTTTACTCATTTTACCTCCAATTCCGTATCGCATAAAACCTTGCATATCACAGCGTATACCTCTGAGTCACTTGTTAAATTGCTCCAGTAAATCTTAGACTTTATAGGTGGTTTACCACTAACTATATGAGCACTTTCTGGACGGTAAGTGAAGGATAAGAAAGCTTTTTGAGGATTCATGCAATTCTCCGAAACCATAGAAAATATTTGTGGTCCTGAACTTCGTCCAACCAAGAGGTTGATAAAAAGACTAAGATATGAAAGTTCATTAAGGTCAAATCCATCTTTACTTTGAGTAATCTCCTTCGTAGTGACTAAATTATCGAACACTTCATTAATTGGGTCTGAAATAATAAAGAGTATATCAGGATGCTCTTCACATAATCTAGTTATAATTGGTGCAAACTCAAAATTCTCCGCTTGGTTAGACTGAACCAAACAATTAGCGATGAATACCATTTGCCTATCCTTATTATCTCTTATGAACTTGTCCACTGGAGCGGTGTCAAAGAAACTGTAATCAATACGTGGAAGATATTCTTCAAGTGATTGTGACAACAGAGGAAATCCCAAGTCACGTAAAATATCGTTGTACATTCTAAAAGAATTATCTATTGAACAAGAGTTTGCGGGTGTAACATAGTTAGAATCAACACCTAACCACGTATTTATGTATATATCATCATCTAAACGATACCCATGCTTTCTCATAATGTGGTTGTCTGTAATCGGAGTAAACTTCAGTTCAGGAAAATCAGCAAACATTCTAATATTTTTGCCATGAGAGTAATAATACTCCTTAGCTGGAATTATTCGCATCATCTCTCTGACAAATTCCCTAGCTATAAACAGGTCACCATTACCATAGTGATTATAGAAGATTAATCTATTAGTCATACTCCACCCCTTTATCAGACATGACATAAAAAGCTGGACAAGGAATAATAAATTTACCACCCCTGTTCAAATATTCGCATTCTCGCTGTTTAAACTCTTTAACAAAGTGCCAAGGGAGAACAAGCAAGTAATCAGGTTGTGCCTCTCTCATCTCTGCTTCAGAAACAATAGGAATGTTACTACCTATTGTTTTTAATCCGTATTTGAACGTAGACCTTTCAGCGATAGCGTCTATGTGTGTCTCATTTAGTCCATACCACTGTAGTAGAGTATTACCTTTAGTAGACGCCCCATAACCCCAAATGGATTTACCTCTATCCTTTTCCTGTTTAATAAATGATACAGTATTATCCTTTAGCTCGCACACCTTTTTATAGAAATTAAGGTAGATTTCTGGTTCATTCAACTTTAACTTACGTTCATATTCCAATATTGACTCAACTCTAAATTTAGCAACATCTCTGTAGGGGTGTGTCCTAAATTTAGTCTCATCTCCCTTGTCCTTCATAATGTAGACTCTGAAGCTACCACCATTAGTATCGTTCAGTTGACAGTCTAATATCTTAAAACCCTTACGGTCTAATAAGTATTTCATAGAAGACAAAGAATAATAACAAATGTGTTCATGACAAAGGTTATCAAAAGCTAACTGTTGAAGCATTAGAGGAGTGTAACTAAGTTGTAGAACAAGTAAACCATCATCGTCCATTATCTCATCAATATCGTCTAAGAATGATGCTGAATCCTCAAGGTCATAGAACATAGCAATAACGGTAATTATTTTAGCTTTCTTACCACCATACCTACCAGCTTTGTAAACGTCTGCTGTAAAGTAATCTTGAATAGCCTCATCAGCATACTTCTTAGCATCGTCCTGAAACGAACCCTCTACAGGGTCAATTCCTATTTTAATTATATTAGCAGGAACAAAGCTTAATAATGTACCATCATTACTAGCAATGTCCAAGAATACATCACCATCTTCAGGATGAATAGCATCAATACAAGAATCAGCTATATTTTTAAGCTCCGCTCTCATTGTATTGCTTATTCCTGACCTATACCAATATTTGCCATACATTAAATCTAAAGGTGGTGCATGTTCCAACTGAACCAAACCTGACGTTCTAGAAAGCATGAGCTTCAATTCATACTTATCTCTATTTGGTTCTTCATTTTGGGGAATGAAGTCTGATACATACAAGTCACCCAATGTAAAAAGGGGAACTAAATCATCACCAGAAATTCTACACTTTCTCATATTAACTCCTTGCCTCGATTAAAACATCACAAATTTGATGTATTTCTTCGTTTTTTAAATCAGGGTATGTTGGGAGACTAAGCACAGTTCTGCTCAACTCCTCCGACACTGGTAATTTATGTGGTGCGAAATATTTAAGCTTACTGGACGCTACAAAACCTGGTCTAGCCTCTACACCTGCCGCTTTAAGTTGCTTGAGCACCCCATCCCTGCTCTGAGGAAACGCTAAGTCATCAAGTCTAACTGCTACTACCCACACAACGGGGTCAACTTCTGGTCTGTACTCCTGCAAGTATATCCCATCTATATTTTCTAAACGAGACCTGTAGACACTAAGAATTCTATTCTTCTCTGCAAGTATAGTAGTTATATTCTCTAACTGAGCACACCCCAAAGCCGCTTGTATATTAGTTAACCTAAAATTATGTCCTGCTACTAGGTGGTCATACGAACCACGTTCCAATAACCCATGACTCCTATATAAAGACATCACTTCAGTTAATGAGTCATCACAAACCACAAAACCACCCTCTCCAGTAGTTATAGTTTTAGTAGCGTGCATACTGAAAGTACCTATCTCTCCGAAAGTACCACAATAGTTATTTTTATACTTGGAGAACAAAGCCTCAGCACCATCCTCTATCACTATAATATTATTACGGGACGCTAGTTTTACTATCTCATCCATATCACACACATTCCCATAAGTGTGAACAGGAACAATAGCTTTGGTCTTATTGGTTAGCTTCTTCTCTATGTTCTTAGCAGTAACACACCAAGTATGAAAATCAACATCGGCAAAAATTGGTTTTATACCAACATGCAATGCCAAATTTGCCACAGCCATAAAAGTGAATCCTGGAACTATTATCTCATCACCAGCTTTAAGCCCCGCAACTAAATAAGCTAGTTGAATAGCAGTAGTACCGTTAGATGTAGTTAGAACACGCTTACCTAAAATATCAGATAATTCATCTTCTAGTTTATTAAGATACTTACCACCAGAAATCCAAGTAGATGCTACAGCATCAGCCACATATTCTACTTCCTTACCACTCAAAAAAGGTTTTGCGTATGGTATCACACTAATCCTCCTGATAACAAGTTCCCCACTTATCTGTAGTACCAGTCCATTCCTTCTCAGGAAATCCGATTGAAAAGAAAGCGTTATTAAAACTCATGAAATCAAACCGATACCCAAATTCAAGCAAAGCTCTTGTTATTTTGTTTATACCAGTTATAGGGTATTCGACACAAACAACGCTAGGCATTACTAATGCTCCTTCTATCCCCCTAATAACCGCCATTTCGTGACCCTCTACATCAATAACTAAAAGGTCAACCTTATCTACACTATACTTATCAATTAATGACTTGTAAGTTAATGTCTCAACTTCACGCTCAGTGAAGATATATCCCCAACGTCCAATTTCATTTTTAAGCAATGGAATATCGTTATAATGAATTGAGCCACCTGGTGGTAAACCTGGAACGTTGTGTCCCTTTGCGTGTACTGCCTCAGTGAAACCAATGACACCATTCTTATCGGACAGGGCGATATTCAAGTTAATTGCTCTTGGTCTATTAACAACAAGTTGCTCAAATGCCACTGATGGCTCTATGCAAATACCATTCCAACCCATAGTTTCATCGAAGAATTTAGTATTACTATATAAAGCCCCTTCAGCCGCTCCACAGTCTATGAAGTAACCATCTCTAACATCAGTGAAGTAATTATCATAAAGAACCTTGTCTACTGGTGGATTCCATTGTCCATAAAATCTACCCATTGTTAACCTCCAATACTCTAGACCATACCTCAATCGCCTTATCTATCATAGAATCTAACCACGTTGTTTGGACAGTAGCAACTCTATCTCTAAGCTCAGAACTTGCATATAATTTAGCTACTACACTTGGAGCATTACCAAAATCCTTATAATAACACGGTATAGTTGGGTCTAGTCCAGCATCAACCAAGAAAACGAATGCTTGTGGTGTTTTGGGAGATAAGCTCCCCCTCATAACAACAGCTTTGCCATGTGCCATTGCTTCCAAGATGGGATACCTGACCATCGAGTTCAAATCAAAATATAGAACACTAGAGCTAAACAACTTATCCATGTCTACACTAGACTTCCACTCATAGTGGTACTCATGTAATACCCAAGGAATTTTTAAAGCATTGAGTTTGATTGCAAGGTCGTTCTTTATTTGACCATTAACAATCGGGAAAATGGTAAATATGTGGTCACCCTGTGGTGCAGGGTCTAAAATAAGGTCTTTGTTGACCATAGTTATCGCTGTTGACACGTTTTTGTAATGCTTTACATCATATGGAGTACAAGTAACCACATGGAAATCTTCATAATTAGACAATACAGATATGTCTACTGATTTCCCCCACGTATAAGGAGCATAACCAAAGGGTCTGAATACTACCTTCTTACCAGCTTTAAGAAAGTCCTCACCATACAGCAACCAAGGAGTAGGTGCTATTACGTACAGTATATCAAACTTATCCAATAAGACATCTCTAACTTCGGGAACATATCTTGTTGAAACTGTTGGTAGCTTGTCCCAACTAACATCAACCTTTGATAATACATTAATCTCATCATCAGTTAGAAAATCACATTTACCTTGATAGAAGTGGTTTGGGTTATAGTCCTTATATCCCCTAAAATGAGTAGTCTGGTCAGTTGCCCACGCCGCTGTATAAACATCAAAACCTAGTTTGTGAAATAGAAAAGATTCTTCCTCAACTAACTTACTCTGTGTGGCATACATGAATATTTTCTTTCTATCCATACGACTTCTCCGTTAATGTTATACTACCCTGACCTAACATTTCATCAATCGCCCTCATAAGAGCATTTCTTCGTGCGTTAAGCGATTGTGCATCCCTTGCCGCTTCAGCCACATCATGGTCATTGGTAGCTGACATCAACCTCTCCTGAGCAAACCAACACTTAATATTAGTAGTAATCAATTCATCAATCAACATGCTTATAGACTTTTTGCTTATGTCCATTATAGCTCCTTAAACCCCAACACTGACTCATTATCGTATGGTCTATAGTCATATCCTAATTTTATATAGAAATTATATGCTCTAGGATTGTCTTTGTAAACTCTGAGACTAATTTCCTTATAACCACGAAGTCTACAAGTAGCTTCAAGATGTTCCATTAACGTAGTAGCTACACCAGTACCATAAACACCTTTATCAACAGCTATACCAAGTCGGGGGACAGCATATCCCTCATCCATTCCCCTCAACATGGTGTATCCTATAATTGTTGAGTTAAACACAGCCACATAGAACAAGTCGAGAACGGACTCTTTTATGATTTTGGTCAGTGACTCTCTAGTGAAAGGATGAGGTGTGAAACGTCCAAACTCTTTTTCGTTAAATTCATAGAGGTCAATTAATCCGTCAATGTGCTCATAGTCTAGACGCCTAATCTCCATAGAAAACCACCTTTCCTGCACCGTCCCATACATGCCAATCAAATTTGTTCTCTATAACCTTGATTCCCTGACCAATTGGGCTTAAACCTACTCCTTGCATATCAGAATCAACCATAATCCACACTATTTCCTTAAAAGCAATTCTAGGTTTCCATCCTAATAACTCTTTTGCTTTAGAAGCATCAGCTTGCAGAGCTTCAACTTCTGTAGGTCTAAAGTAACGTGGGTCAATCTCAACATAGTCCTTCCAATCGAGTCCAGCGTATGCAAATGCCGCTTGAACAAACTCTTGAACACTGTGCGTTTCACCAGTACCTAGAACAAAATCATCAGGGTTGTCATGTTGTAAAATACGCCACATTCCCTCAACATACTCTGGAGAATATCCCCAATCTCTTTTTGCCTCAAGGTTACCAAGATAAAGTTTATCCTGAGTTCCTTTTAAGATATTAGCAATAGCTCTAGTAATCTTTCTAGTTACGAAAGTTTCGCCTCTACGTGGACTTTCATGGTTAAATAGGATGCCATTAGACGCAAAAACATCATACCCCTCTCGATAGTTCTTAACCATCCAGTACGCATAAGCCTTAGAACACGCATATGGACTCCTAGGTTTAAATGCTGTATCTTCGTTCTGTGGTGGGGTAGAAGCACCAAACATTTCACTACTAGAAGCCTGATAGAACTTTGTTTCACTCTTACTTCTTCGTATGGCTTCCAGTATCCTAGTAGTACCTAATGCAGTAACATTAGTAGTATACTCTGGACAATCAAAACTTACCCTAACGTGACTCTGTGCTCCTAGATGATAAACCTCATCTGGATGCTCATTGTAGATTATGTTAGAAATCTGTTCGCAATCTGTTAAGTCACCATAATGCAGGAACAACCTTGCACCTGGTGTATGAGGGTCAACATAAATGTTGTCAAGTCTACCAGTATTAAAGGTACTAGCCCTTCTTATTATCCCATGAACTTCATATCCTTTGGACAAAAGTAACTCAGCAAGATATGACCCATCTTGTCCTGTAATTCCTGTAATTAAAGCTTTTTTCATTTACTTCCTCTCCAAAATTCCACTATCTTTTATGACCCTTAAAACATATGGGTCGTAACTGTCGTCAACACTATTGACAACTTTAAAGCCGTCACAAGTGTAGTCAACGTCAGCCATCAGTAAGTTGTTTGCTTTAGCTAAAAAAGCGACACAGACTGTATGAGTTGGGAATCCTTGAATACTGGTATCAAAGAATTCATCATAGACACCAATAAACTTTTCAACCTCAACATCTAACATAACCTCTTCCTTAGCTTTCCGTACCGCCGCTTCTGGCATTGTCTCTTCTTTTAATAACCTACCACCGATAACCCACCACTTGTCCTTAGCTGGTTCTTGGTTTCTCTTTACAAGAAGTATATTGCCATCATCATCATGTATAAGAACATCAACACATGCAATAGGCATCAAATCCACAAATTTCTTATAAAGTTCTTCTTCAATGTACATATCCTCTCCTTTACTTTTCAAATAAGATTATTGTCCTTGGTTTTGGGTGTGAGTCAAATACCTCATGCTTGGGGAAATATTTTGACATCTCAGCAATAAAGTTATCTAAGTTATACCAGTTAGTTTCAGGTGTAACCCAATTATGCACAAAAATATCATCTTCTGGTGGAAACTCAACAATAGCATATTTCTTTGAGAAATCGTTGAATTTGGAAGCAATCTCAGGAAACGTTGACTTCTGTGAAAATACCATATGATGAACCACAGCCAATCCTAGACACACTTCGCACTTCAATCTATCAATAGCATCCATGTATGGAGGATGAGCTTGCCAAGGATGTAAGAAATTAAATGCTAATGGTAAAATCTTTACATTTGATTCTTTAGCTTGTAGATATAACTTGGTCATACATTGCTCATCTATCTCAACTGCCACAACACGATACCCAATATTGCAAGCAAAGTTTGAGTACCATCCCTCGTTAGCACCCACGTCAAATAGTGTCATACCATCAGAATATATCCTGTTAAGAAGTTGTGCTGTTACTTTCTGCTTATTATTAGTCAACTCTGCTGTGGGTTGAGTATAAGTACTCCAAGGTGTAATCTTTTCGTTAACACTCATGCTGGAGAACCAGCTACGAGTCTCTATCAGCAAATCCAAAAATGCGTCTTGCCAAGCTGAGGCACTGCCTTTTGACTTGGGGGAATTTATTGTCTTCTCTATCAACTCATACCAATAACTAGGGTCTTGATTACTACGTTGAGCGAGTGTCTTCACAAATTGGGGATAAAACCCATTAAACCACGCTATTGAACCTGATAATGGTATAATTGAATCCAAATCAATAAATACTGGTCTGGTGTAATCATACAGAACATTAGAAGCGTGTCCATCATACAAACACATCTCATTCTTAACTAGCTCTGTTTGCAGGTCAATCATCATAATTGCCGCATCCAAAAACATTTTATTAGTCCATTCTTCACGATACGTAATAAAATCAATAGTTTCGTGCTCTAAAATCAGACCAAATTCTTTAGAAACAAGTGGAGCTATAGAAGTACGAACTAGACCTAAATCGTATAGTCTCTCCAAGTTAAATATAAAACTTCTAATGTCTGGAGCATGAGCATTGTCATACCCCCTGTACATCTTACCATCCAGCTTAAAGACATGCTTACTACTACTAATAAAGTTATCCTCAGATAGCACTACTTCTTTTTTCACTCTCATACCACCTTATAGTCTTTAACAGTCCTTCATCGAATGAAGTTTTTGCCTTAAATCCAAACTCTTGTTCTGCCTTTGTTGTGTCTAACATCCTTCTAGGTTGTCCATCTGGCTTAGAGGTATCCCAAATAACTTCACCCTTGAACTCCATCAATGACACTATTTTATCTACTAAATCCTTTATGGATATTTCAAAACCCTTACCTAAATTGATTGGGTCTGGTTTATCGTAGTTTATTAGGGCTTTAACAATCCCTTCAGCACAATCTTCAACATACAAAAATTCCCTAGTGGCTTTGCCAGTACCCCATACATCAATATGGTCTGCATTAGCTTCACGTGCATCGTACACTTTCTTTATTAGTGCAGGAATGACATGAGAACTTTCAGGGTCAAAGTCATCACCAGGTCCATATAGATTTACTGGTAGTAAAAATATACCATTAAGACCATACTGCTTACGACAAGCTTGCAGGTAGACTAATAATGATTTCTTTGCGATACCGTAAGGTGCGTTTGTCTCTTCTGGATAACCACACCACAAGTCTTCCTCTTTGAATGGTACGGGAGTGAACTTAGGATAGGCACATATCGTTCCGACCACAAGAATCTTCTCCAATTTTAGTATATTGGCGAGATGAATCATATTAAGTCCCATACTCATGTTATCGAAGAACAGGTCGGCAGGTTTGGCATTATTAAGTCCAATACCACCAACACGTGCCGCTAAGTGGATGCACAAATCTGCATCAACCATAGCTCTATAGCAGTTATTCTCGTCTCTCAGGTCACAATTTGAAGAATCGGGTATGGTAATATCCTTTGCTCCATTAGCAATAAGTTCTTTTATTACCCATTGACCCAAAAAACCCTTACCACCAGTGACTAGAATTTTCTTATCCTGTAGGTTCATCCTTGTTTTCATTTCCTCTCCTTTGGTTAGGATTACCAATCTGCGGTGAAGAGAACGGTAGTTCGGGTGCTTCTGGTATACCTAATTCCTTCATCCTCTTCTCTTCCTCGGCTTTTCTCTCAATTTCAGTATCAAAGTCAAGACCAACAAGTTCCTGTCTTGATTTCCTTGAAATATTACCCTCCATGTATAGAGATTGACCAATAATATTAAGGTCAAGTAGTCTGTAAAGTCTCATAGGTGTGAACTGAGGCATAGGGTAATTCTTGATATACTCATTCTTATCTCTAATTTCCTTATATAATTCCTTAGTCCACTCAAGTAATCTGTCTCTTATTGTTTCCATAGTAGCAATAGGAGAAAATGCCGCAAAATCAGAACCACCTTGAACATTAGACCTTAAAGTTTCACCAGTAATCAATGTTCTAGGAAATCCGAATGCCGCAATTATATCATCTTCTACAGCACGATATTTCTCAGTGTTAATCATTGCTTGTGTATCAGGAAATACCCACTCAATATTAAGAGTATGGTTTGCAAACAATTGATAAACACGCTCTTGATACCCTGTAGAAGTTCTATAGTTCATCTGATTCTTTATATGGTCAAAATCAGCCTCATCAGTACATGGGAACTCATCGCTACCCAACTTAATCAATTGGATAGATGAAACCACCCTAGACGCAATCGCATAGTCCATTTTCCTAAGATTTCTCTTATGAATTAGTGACTCCAAAGCATTTTCCATGTAAGGTATTGGATATGCGTCCTCTGGAAGTGTTTTCGCAAGAATCGGTCTAATATCCTCCAGTTTAATCTGCATCTTAGTACCTTTTAGTTCTTGAATTGCCTTTACAAATGCGGGGTAATTTCTTAACAATTCCTCATACGTTTCCTTGTCAACCGTACCGTCAGGATATTTACCCTTATTCTTGATAAAGGATATAGTCCTTGCGTCAACATCAACATAGTAATATTTCTTATTCGGAATAACTGAATTTTTGACGGTCACCGTTGCGGGGTCTCTGAACCAAATATTATCAGGAACAGTCACCCTACGTCTAGAATTCAACTTCTGAGAAAGGTCACTACCTCTCATTCTTACCCACTCGTAATGAGGAATAACCAAACCAGAAAGCAAATATTCTAGACACACATTTCTGAAGAACTCCTGAAGCATCTCAGTTAGGGCGTTATATACTTCGTACTCCTCATCAGTACACTCCGACTTCCTGTTTGATAGAGGAGTAATGGCACAATCCACCATCTTGTTCAAAACAGTACCAGCAATCGGGTCACGCTTGTAAAAGAACCTACATGTTTTTATCAACTTGTGATACTGCTTAGGTATCTCCATTTTGTCCACTTCTTCAGTGAACAACAAGCCAGTCTGAGTTGGGTCTGTCAAAACATTAACTGCCGCTTTAACCAGTTTACCTGGACTTAGCTCTCCAGTAGCTACTTTAGTTGTTTTTTCTTCATCCTTCTTTGCCATTGTAAAACTCCACTCTACCGAACAAACCAACCACCCTTGGCTAAATCACTATATTTACCCTTACTATTTGGTTTTTCAGGAGAGTAATACTTATAATAATATCCATACACCCACGTTAGCAGTGAAGCTAATAAGTGGTCTTCACCTTTCTGTCCACCTTGTGGTGAATATACAAAGAACTTAGGTTGACCAAGCATGTCTCTAGTGAACCCAACTCTCTCAAGTTCTGAAATAACATCATCATCCTGTGAACTAAAAGCAATGATTTGGTCGTTTTGACTCCACTTCTGTAATGTCTGGATTGTAAACTTCCTTACCCTATCTTTTATCTCTTTCTCATCTTCATCATATCCAGTTACAACATTTGCTTGGAAGTCAACTGGAATTAATCTCTTAATAAAATTCTTACCCTTAAACTCTCCAGTGTCATCCTGTAGAATTTGACATAATGCTAAACCAGAGTGTCCAGCATCAATAGTTATCATATTGAATCTATAGATTGTATCCAACCAGTCAATTATCTTAGCTTGTATTGGATACTTAATTCTCCTCAATTCAAACCGAACAAATTCTCTCCATACTAAAGATTCCCTATCTCTCCACAAAATAGTAATGATAGTGGGGTCATTAGAAAAACCAGCATCTATTCCAGCTATTATCAAATCGTGCTTCTTCTGTATATCAGCAGACAGGTCTGGTGCTCTTAGAAGTTCGTTGTACTGTCCACCGTGTTGTTCTAAGGAGACATTATTTAAAATAGACACCGTTACAGGATAATCCTCTATCAGCATCAATTTTCTATCAAACACTGAGAAAGCTGGTGAGCCATGTTCGCCAAGAACTAAGTGAACGTAGTCATCACCGTTTTCTCCACCATACTGTTTAAGGTCAAAAGCGTGCTGTTCCTTCGTGTATCTAACACTACTTAATCTTGACACGTTATGACGTGAGAATTTTTCATCTAATTGGTCACATTCGAATAAAACGTTCTTCTCACGAAGACCATTCGGAACACCGCTAACCCACAAGTTAAACCCTTCATCCCACGTGGTCAAACACTGCATTAGAGAATTCCATGCCGTATAGTTGAACACCTGACCCTCATCAACATATATACATGGAACGTGAAGACCAATAACATTGCTATCTGCCGTAGAACCAACAATTCTGCACCTTATCAAAGCACCATTCAAAAGTCTTATCTCATGACTTGACATGTTAACACCAAATCTATCAACAAAGTGTTTTAATAAATGATGTCGTCTGAAAAAGTTAATAAGACGCAAAAACACTGGTTCTAGCTGTGATTTGTTCTGAACTACCAATAATATCTCATTAGCACTAGCTTTCTTGTACATATTTGAAACAGCAGTATGAACAATTTTGGTCTCCATGCTGGCAGTTTTACCAGTAGTACGACCAGTGGCTATACTAATGTAATTAGAGCTATCAATCAACATTTTTCGTTGGTAGTTGTCATAATGCCAACCCATACCTTGGTCTATCTCCTCATCAGTGGTTCTGATGAACTCACTAAATAGAACAGGGTCTTCCATTATCTCTAATACAGCTAGGTCTCCCTCGCTAAGTGTTACTTTTTCCTTCATCTTTGAACAACCACGAAATCTTCATTAGACTCTTCAGCCATCTCTCCACACTTCCAGCATTCGTGACGAACGGTATATTTATATGGTTCGATTGGTTTAGTTTCACTCTCTATTGACCCTTTTTCACCTTTATCAGTCACATAGAAAAAATACTTACCCAAAACTTGTCCACATTTCGGACACACTAGCTTCTTCAGTCTAACATTTATAAATTTTTTACCAAGGTCTTGAAGTCTTTCAATATACTGTAATGGACTTTCCTCGCTCTCGCTCTGCCTCTTTTTTCTGTTAATACCTAATTCAGTCTGCAAAGATACCCAACTCTGGTTAGCATCACGTAAAGAGCTTTGAAGTTCCCTAATCTTTTTTGATTCTTCTAGCGGGTCTTTTATATCACTAAGGGCTTTTTGAATCTGCTCTATATTAACCTCTATTTGGCACATTTGAGTTAGAGCCGCCATATCGTTAGCTTGATTAAGTTCATCAAGCTCGTATTCTTCTAAGTACCGTTCAATTTTCTCTTGAACTTCTTGACCTTTTCTTTTCCTGCCCATAACGATAACCGTCCTTGCGAATTAGATTACCTTCCATATCAATATCCCATTTATTCCCCAAGTAAACAAACGTGGGGGCATTAATCTCCCGTCTCCGTCTTTTCGATTCCTCGCTAACCATAAATTTAGTCCATTCTTTCTTCTCACGAATGTCATCTCTAAATTGTTTATAGCAACTCCAACAAAAATAACGCATGGGACGATAAATTCTAGTTTCGCATATCGCACATTTATAGATCATACAGTACACCAAATATAATTGGTTTCCCGAAGACCAGTGGCATTTTTGCCATTTCTAAGCTATTTTCTAACATCATACACAGGTATAAGTTACACAGTAAAGAACGTTTCTTTTATTGCTATTCTAGCTCAGAAACTAATTCTTGAGGAATAGGACAAACATCATCTTCACACTCAACACAGAGTGTTTCGAGAACTTGCTTAGTCCTACTTTGGTTACGGAACACCGTAAGCCCTTTGAGGTTCATGTCATATGCGAGCTTAATAACTCGCTCGACATCATCAATTGTAGCATTGTGTGGTAGATTTATAGTCTTTGATATAGAGTTATTGACATGGCGTTGAAATGCGGCTTGCATCCTAACATGCCACTCAGGAGAAACCTCCAACGCTGTCCTGAAAACTTTCTGCCATTTTTCTGGTACTTCGGGAATACCTGACACCTTACCACCATTCCTGATAATCTTATTGACCAATGCTTGAGAGTACCACCCCTCTTGTCTACCAACCCTTTCAAAAATAGGGTTAACCTCAAAAAATGTGTTATTCTCCAAAATGTTAGTCTTCTGATAAACCACAGCAAAAATAGGTTCAATACCACTAGATGTCTCTGCAATAATGCTTATGCTTCCCGTTGGAGCAATAGTAGTCATAGTAGCATTTCTCTGCGGTGATGAAATGATAGAATCTTCGATACCTGGGAAGTCACCACGATCCTCAGCCAAACGTGCAGAAGCTTTTCTCGCTTCTACATTAACAAAGTCCATCACCTCCTCTGCTATCTTTTCAGCTTCTTCAGAATCGTATGGAACACCAAGTACCAGTAGCAAATTAGCGAATCCCATCACACCTAAACCTATCTTTCTGTTTTGTAAGACCTTATCACGAATGGTTACCAGAGGATAATCTGAAGCATTTATAACATCATCAAGAAATCTGACAGCGTGATGAACAACCTTTCTCAGTGAGTTATATACAATTTGACCATCCTCAACAAACTTTACTAGGTTAATAGAACCTAGAACGCATGCCTCATATGGTAGTAAGTCCTGCTCTCCGCACAAGTTCTTTATAAGGTGTCCTTGCTTTGGGGTTGGGTTGTCTTGTTCAATTTTGTCCCAAAATACAAATCCAGGCTCTCCGTTTCTCCAAGCAGATTCAGCGATAAACCTAAACAGATGCCTAGAATTAACATTTTGAACCACTTCCCCACTCTTGGGGTTTATTAAAGGAAAATCGCTATCATTCTTTACACAACGCATAAACTCGTCAGTGATAGCGACTGAAATATTAAAATTATTTAATCTGGTTTCATCATTCTTACATTTTATAAAATCAATTATGTCAGGGTGATTGATTAGTAGTAACCCCAAATTACCACCACGTCTAATACCACCTTGCTTGATAACATCACTCACCGTATCATAAATTCGCATAAAGTCAATAGGTCCACTAGCAACACCTTCAGTAGTCTTTACCTTGTCACCAGCGGGTCTTAGTTTTGATATGTTTAAACCAACTCCACCACCTGTCTTCTGAACCATTCCACAATCCTTCGCCGTCTGTAGTATCTCTTCCATCGAGTCACCTACTTCAAACGCATAACAAGCAAACAGGTAGTTCAAGTCTGGATTGCCAGAATTAGCTAGACACGGTGTATTCGGCAAAAATATTTGGTTAGCCATTAGATTATAAAAAGTTTTACTCCAATAATCGGGGCTACCACCAAAAGTTTTTTCTACTGATGCTACATGATTAGCTACTCTACGGAACATTTGTGATGGTGATTCCTTCTTCCCATCGAAACTTTTCAAGTATCTCTTATCTAATAGAGCTAGAGCATTGACTCCTAATTTAAGTGTGTCCTCTTCAATACCTATGGCTTCTCTAAAACCACGAACTTCTGCCCTCTTTGCTCTATATAAGATGTAAGTCTTAGCTAGTTGGGCATCACCTAATTTAATAAGGGCATCTTCAACTTTGTCCTGAATTTCTTCTACAGATATTTCTTTATTGCCATTTAAGCTATCAGTAACGGTGTTTGCAACACTTTGTGCAATTTCGTCATCTATCTTACTAATAGACTTCATCGCTTTTGATACGGCAAGTACTATCTTATCAGGATTGAATTTAACAATCCTACCATCTCTCTTAATTACCCTCATTTCAATTATGGTCTGCCCCCTCAATGTAATAACCAATCATAATAACAGCCAGTCCAGCACCAGTTTTGTTAATATCAACACCTTTGTTCTCAGCTATCTTTATTGGTGCATCAAACGTGTGGTCTATTTTATTAATTGCTGGTGTTATAAATTCACCACCATCGGGTTCTTTAAGAGCTAGAGTAGTATTAACAGCACACTCTATAAACAAATCAGTAATCCATATTCTCTTGCCCGTTCCTGGAGCGTCAATAGCAGTATCACTTAATATGTGTAACAGGGGAGTTGAACCCCATCCAAATCTATTTTCCATTTGCTTTTCTACCTCGTATCGTATATTCCCGAACCTTTACTATTCCAATATTTCTTCCAATGCTTCAGTACTTTTACTGCTTCGTCAAAGTCGGGAACAATCCTAGTGGCATAATGCTCAACCCAACCACCGACATGATTCTTTGCAATAACTACCGATGGTTTATTGGTAATCCACGTACAATAGTAGAACTCACCAGCAGTTCCCCAACTAGCATCATCACCAGTAAGGATAACTATTGCGTCAACTTCACGAAGGTCACTCAAATCTCGTTGGATTACCTCTTGTATTGATAAACCATTCTTAAACGCATCACCAGTAATCTTCTTAGTACCTACAAGGTGTTGTTTACCCCGCATTGGAGTCCGACATTTAATCCCCACTTTATTTAATTTGTTAATCATCTCATCTCGGTCTGCCATAGCTTCATCATAACTAAGATTAGCTATCCTTCCCGCCAGATAGACTTCATATTGTTTTCCCATAATCCTCTCCTATTTTCCAGTAGAACCGAATCCACCAGAACCACGCTTAGTCTCTGAAAGTTTGCTGACCACTTGAAAGTGTGTATCAACATTCTTAACAAGCCTACATTGAGCAACTCTACTCCCCACTTGGAACAGTTCATGCTTCTTCATAAAAAGTCCATATAACATCACCATAGCTTCACCCCTGTAATCAGAATCAACAATTCCAGGTGCGTTAGGTATGATGATACCTTTCTTTGCCATGCCGCTTCTACTGTAAACCTCCACATGAAATCCTTGAGGTATTTCCATAATTATTCCAGTTTTTGTCATATGGAAGTAACCATTATAAAGAACAAACTCCTCACAAGAATACAAGTCAAAACAAGCTGAGTCCTTCGTGGCTATCTTTGGTACAATTGCTTTTGGGTGAATTTTCTTAATTTTAATTGTCTGAGTCATCAATCTTATCAATTAACCCCATTTCTTTACATTCTCCAGCAGTATACCACTGAGGAGTGTTGTCTCTGAATATTTCAAACCAGAAACCTGATTCTGTGTAATCACCAACACATCTCTTAGCAACCAACTCCGCCCACTCGGTGTGCCAGTATGTTAGTAACTTTGTCTCTGCCTCAATATTCTTCATGTCGCCAGTAAAACCAGTAGTAATACCATGAGCCATCAAAACATCTAACTTACCCATGATTCTCTCATCACAGACTTGTAATAGGAAGAAAGCCATAGAACATGCGTAACCATGAACATTACCAATAACCCTGATTCCTTGCTTTTGTGCCAATTTTATAGCTCTCACCATTGCAAATCCTGAAAACGCTTCTCCACCAGGTGATGCTATAATAACTGTAATCGGTTCTTTTGATTCTTCTTGCAGTAACACATGAATATCGTTTATAAACTCATGAGCACCACCAGAATCAATATCCCCACTAACCACTACTACTCTATTCTCTCTTAATTTTCTACGCTCAAATTCTGTTACAACTAAAAGCTCTTCATCCATCCAACCATTCCGTCCTTTTAAGAATTTCTTTTGCTGTACTAATATCGGTATTGTCGGTCATCTGAGGAAGAACAGCTTTTATAACTCTCCTAATAAGCTCCTGTTCATAATAAGAGAACCCAGGAGACGAAAGTTCAGCAGTTTTCTCTCTCAGTTCTTTGGTTTGTCTTTTTAACCTGTCTACTTCCATTATACCATACAAACCCTTAGTTGTCAAGCCTGTACGTTATGACAACGAGCACAAGTTTCCCAAATACTATCAAGATTTCTTCCAGAAATTTCTGGTGCTTTAACAGCATAAGTTGGGTGGTGGTCAGTAGCGTAGTTTCTACTTAATGGGTTTGAAACATCACGAACATGGAGACAACACCACATACAAATTTGACGCTCAAAAACTGGACACATGAACACAATATTTTCGTATCTAGGGTCTCGCATACTTGCGTGCTCTTCTGGTAATTCTTTCTTCAAATAACAATCCATTATCCTCTCCTCTTCATAAAATTGTGGATATTAATTTCTGTACCAACGAACGTATCAACAAACTCAAACAGGGTAAATATTATCTTTTGAACAACCACTCGATTAAAACTCCTGTCATCAGTCTCATCAAGTTGTTCTAAACCGTTGATAATTGAAGTGATTTCTCTCCGATGCTTTTTTAAAGCTTTTATTATATCCTGTTTGGTAATTTCCTCGCCCATGTCCTTCCCTGCCTGATCAAGATCATAGATCAGTTAGGATCAATGTTTAGATCTGATCTTATGATCTTATTAAGATCACTTTTGCCAATGGTCTTTCGGAATGTCACAACCGAAGCTAAATTTTTTGTTAGAATGTCACAGACCACTGGTTTTCTCCTTTTTAGGGTATCTCTTATCAGCAATTTTTCCCATTTCTTCTTTCAGCTTTTTTACGTGGTCATCTGTATAAAGAATGAGTTTGCCACAACGTTTACCCTTATCTAAATCCATAGGTATATCTAAGTGTTCACCACGAAACTTATGTCTACCATTCTTAACTTCTCTCCAGTACTTACCATTCTCAGTGTTAACATAAGCATGAATATTAAACTTGATACCACGATAATAGATTACATAATCCACACCCGCTATATCAGTCTTTTCGTCATATAGAACCTTCTTGAAGTGCTTCTTTAATAGATACCCTAAATGGTACTCCCGAATGTAGGACAAGTAAGCTCTCTTCAATCTCGATACTATTCCTCTAAGCTTCAGGTCAGGATATTTAGTTTTAAAAGTATTAATAAACTCCTCTTGGGTTGGTGGAATCTCATCTTTTATTAATTCTCTAAATGTGGAGAGCATAAACGGCAGAGACTTGTTCTCTACTTCCTCTCCCCGAAATTTCGGTTTGTTTATCCTTAAACCTGAGATAATTTTCTCTAACTCTTCTATCTCCATAATTATCTCCAGGCACAATAATATATTCGCAATCTAATGTGACTACGAATATCATCGTCCGTTTACTAGGGTCACCATCGTCTTCTGGATAACCGTGAGTAACCTCTTCTCTGACATTACATTTTCTACATTTCCAAACACTTCTGTTTGAAGCTATATGAGTATATAAATATGCCATAGGTACTCCACAGTCAGGACATTTTGGTGCATTTTTGTAAATATGGTAGCGTCTCTCGATTTTGTCCATTGGTCCAGTCGGGTCCGCCCATATATTCTCCCGACACCTAGCGGACTAATCCGCTCTATTCGGGAAGTAGCGTCCCTGTTTTTTCGCTTTAAGTATGTGCATCTCTTCTCGCTGTTCAGGAGTAAAATTCATAAAAACATCAGTCGTAAGCTGACAGCACTCACGTTGAGTATAACATTGAAACCTGAACGGACATTTATCACACACGAGCTTGCCTATACTTTGAGCTTCCATCCCTTAATCTCCATTTTTGTGCGTTAACCTTTTTTATCTCTTCATCAATGGTTTCTAATGGAAAGGTAACGATAATTGTTTCAGAACGAGATGTAAAACACTGAAATCTCAGTACACAATCATCACAGTTGGTAGCGTCACACCAGAACGACTCATGCGGTTCTTCACAATCATCTTGTATTATAACTTGTCTTGATTTCACGTATTATCCTCTCCACGAATTCTAAAAAAGGTGCTCCGTAACCGCATATGGGACATCTCTCATATTCATAGGATTCTCCCTCATAGTAATACTGGTAACCACCTTCGACTTTACAATTCTTGTTTTTGCAACGCATCTTATACAACTTACGCATGGTCGTCTCCATTACCGTAATTGAAGGTTAACGACAGCATATTACCATACCGTACTATACCAAGCGTTGCCTTTGTGGAGGTGAGGGAGGGTCGAACTCCCTGTCCAGAATATCTATATAAATATTTTCTACAGGTTTATTCCATTCCTAAGCATACACTTTACTCACCTGAATGGAAAAGAGGGTAAGGAGTGTAACTCTAAGGTTTTCTAGATTTCTCTAGACAGTTGCCAGAGCTTCAACTGGTTCTGCTGAGAAACGGTCTTCTTTAACGACCTCAGCTTCATCGTTTAAGAAGAGTAATCCTTCTTCTAGGACTACGAATAATTTAAGTTCTGCACTTATTTTTTTCGGTCTTTATAGTTGTACCATAACTACCTGCTTATATCTATACTCAACACCCTGTCGAATCCACGCACCCCCGAACGTTATGAACATCCCCTGATCGATCACTAACGCTTTGTGGTACATTAGACCACTTTTTTACCGTTTAAATACCAATAAAATTAGGAAAAATCGCAATTATCTTCGAAATTTTCTAATTTCTTACGTTTAAGTTCCTTCCAAGTAGCTATCACGTCTATGTCACGTGGTATTAAACTAAACATATGCTCATTCAGGTCAAATTCGAACGCTCTGCTCAAATATATGTCTGGTATTTCAAGTAAGTTATCCAAACCATCCAATAAGGACTCACGTCCTTCTGGACCTTCAATACAAATAGACACCAACCTCTTCCCCACCACTATCTCAGCATTGAGCTTTTTATCTACGCTTAGAGGAGTGATAGGAACAGGTAAGAACATCTCACCATTCCAAGGAAGCATTCTTAGCATACGTTGAGCAGACCTAACCTCATGAAGAAGGTCATCACTGACTTCAATCCGATATGGTTCTCCAAATGCACCTTCACTATAAATTGTTTTCATCCTCAACCTCTCTGAAAGCAATAGCGATGCAATGACAATCAGGTTTACCAAATGGTAGACTCTTAACTTGCTCCAAAGCTAACTCTTTAGCTTGAACAGGGTCACAAGCATCAACCCCCACCTCAGCTAAAGCTTGAACAATGTAAATATGAACATGGTATTTATCCATTTCTCACCTCTATATATATTATACCACATGAACATGGAGTTGTCAAGCCTTTTTAACAGGTCTTTTAACAAAAAGGGGACGAAGCAAATAAATACTCCGCCCCCACGCTGTTACGCATGTACAGCTTTACGTCTAGCTTCCCTAACTCTATGTTTGATAACGCTGTGTTTAAGTACGGTCAAGATACCACTGATGTTTAAGTACCAAACAAAAGCCGCAGGAAACAGAATAACTGGTATTGCAATAACTAGAGCAATGATAATTAAAATATCCATCAGCACACCTCCTGGGTTACGTTCCTCTCCTCACCTCTACTTTAATTATACCATATAGATGTATAGTTGTCTATCCAGTGAAACACCTATTTCGATGAGTATTAGCTCTACATTTTCCAGTAGGTGTTTAGCGTAGTCAGGAGGCAACTTTCAAAAATCTTCTAGACTAATAGATCCAACACAACATCGCAATTCGTGGCTTGGACGCCCGTTTTTTATGTAAAGTGGGCGGGGGCTACGGGATTGCAATGTTATGTCAAGTTAGCACTCATAGGCTCTAGGCTTCCATACATATACAACATTATCACGCTTGCTAACTTTGGCGGGTACATTATACCTATATGCTATTGACCTATAGTGAGCCGTCAAGGCATCGGCTTCAATGTAGTTATCTAGTGTGAATTTATGGGCGTGCTCACTATCAAGCCCACGTAAAAATAAAATTGCTTTTTTGGTTGTCTCACTTGTAGGCTTCGGCTTGTGTGCTAGTGTTTTTTCTAGTTCGTTCATACTCATTATATTATGTATCATTTTACTATCGCCTCCGCCTCAGCCAGTAGCCTTGCCTTGCTATTGTCTAGCTCTTCTGCCTCTGCCCATAATTGATATATAGGGCATTCCGTTTTGTTTAGTATAGGACAATTCTTTCGCCCGCACTTCTCACACATTATGTTAAGTACCTCCAATTTTATTTTATTGTGCTAGTCTTAATTTTAACGTCTTAAAGACTAGCAGAATATTGACAAGCTGGTTAGCTTTCCGCTGGTGGTGCTTCCGTCTCTGGAGTAGGATTGACGTTATACACTGGTGCGGTAAAGCTATCGTCACGGTATCCTGAGCGTTTGGTTATGGGAAGTTTACGAGGTGCGTATTGAAAGCGGTAATTTTTGCTACCATCTTCCCAACCTGCAATGTGGACACAAAGCAAGTTATCTGGTGCGTGTATCATGGTTAGTGCTTTCACACCATCAAAAGCGGTATTCATGTGACTTGCTAACGTGTCTCCACGCTCACCCATTGCGTCAAAAGCTTTCACTTTGTCAGCATCCGTCAAGGTTACCTCACCACGATGTGAGAGTATAGCAAGGTTATTGACAGCGTTTAGCTCTTGCGTCTCAAGTATAAGCGTGTCACGTGTTAGCTTGTCAGCTTCACGCTTTCCGCTATTGCTACGCTGTGGGAGTGTCTCAATATCAGCTTTGTAATCCTCAAAGCTGATTGGTTTATTCAGCTTTTTAGCGTAGCGTTTAGCGTCAAGTCGCATTTGTGCTTCCACTTGCTTTTTAGTCACACCGTCAAGCTGTGACATCTCAAAATACCGTTTACGCTCACGACCTAGTGTTGATGGTGATATTCCAGTTTTGGTATTGTTGTCTACCACGTTATTACCTCACAATTTTATTTTAAGACTGTTACACTTTTGTTAGTGCTTTTTAGGGTATTGTCTCAATATCCCTTGCTGGTTACCTCACTTCCAGCATTGCTAGTTATTCTAGCTCTGATTTATGGTGCTTACTTTTTGCTTTACACCTAGCTTTTTTATTCAATTCATATCCTAACCTTATATTTTATTTTAGCTTACATCTAGATCATAAAGGATTATTTTATGTTTGTCAAGTGTTTTTATCACTTTTTTTACATTATTTTACATGGTACTTTAGTCCTATGCTTACGCTTTCCTACATATGCGGCAATAGTGCCGTAATCGGCAACGTTATGTAAAGTAGGCAAAATCGCCGTTATGTAAAGTGCAATAGTGGCAGAATATGCTGAACCGCCAAGAGCCTCAGATCTTGGGCAAAAATGCCGTAAATAAAAATTATGGCAAAATAAACTGAACAGAAGTTGCCTTTCTGGCAAAGTAGCCATAATACAGAACAGAAGAAAGCGAGCCATGCCCGCTTTCTCCTATGTCTAATAATTTAATAAAGCCAATCAGTTCTGCTCTTCAGCTTTTACTTGTAGCCGTTAATCACCCCCTTTCTGCGTGCCGTCTTGCTGAACGGTCACCTACCACTTGTTCCGCCTCTTTGACTCAACTACTACAACGCCGATAAAGACTCCGATAAATATTGCAAATGCCAATGCCTCCACACTAAAACCCCATCGCCGCACAACGTTCCTTGAGCTTGAGCTGTGCTGGCGTGTGTTCTATCGGAGTTGTTGAGCCGTCTTCATTTTGCTTCCACATGATGTCATGGGAATACACACTACCCATCTCAGTGCAGAAGCCGTAGACTGTGCAAAGTCTGGTGTTGCCTTTCATGTTATCCTCAAGCTTGGCATCCCATCCATTGCGGAGTCTAACTTTGTCGCCTTTTTTCAATTCGTTGGTAAACAAGATTATGCCTCCTCAAGATAAAAATTCATGTGCTCAGTGCCGACCTTTGAAGTTTTGATGTGGTGCTTCCTACAGGCAGTACAATAATAGCGAGAAGGGATATTCTTTGCCTTTTCCTTCCTCGCCATCTCAGCGTGGACAGCTTCATCAACCTGTGCCTGAAGTTGTGCTCTGGTTGGATGTGCCTTGTACCAATCTTCTTTGTTGACTAAATGCCCATCTCTGAAGATTAGTCCCGACTCTGCTCTGGCTCGGTCTTTCGCCCTGCTCATCGGCTTTTTAACTCCTTTCGTTTATTTTTGCCTGAGCTACTTCTCAGGTTCGATGGTTACCTTGACCGATTCGGGATTACCCATCTCAGCCGCTTCTGATTTGCGGAGGTAAATGTTATGGTTTTCGCCATCACTGTACCTTACCGCACCTGGCGTCTCTTTGTCCTTACTCATGACAATTTCCATCATCGGCTCTCCTTTCCTGACATATTTTGCAATGGCGTGATAAGTGTCCTTCTCTCTTGAGTTGTTTCTCACGCCACCTTGCAAGCTTACGTGTTGCGAATTGCTCCACAAGTCCCACAACAAAGTCAATGCCCTTCTTGTTGTGAGCGTAGTTGACTAAAAGCGAGCCTTTACCAGAGCGATGCTCTGAGACTCTAGTCTCTACGTCTCTAGTGGTATACCCTACATAGTGTCTACAGCGTGTCCAGTAGGGTGACTGGAAGTGTAGAATATAGACTTCACTTGGAGCGTTATCATTATTTACTTTATTCATGCTACCTAGATCATAGCACAAGCCTAGGATTTTGTCAAGTGTTTTCTTATGGCGGAATAAAATCCGTAGTGCGGTACTTTAGAGATGTGAGGCAATAATGCCAGTGGCAAAATTGCCGCAAATAAATAATGGCAATAGTGCCGTAGTATAGAACAGCAGGTCATGGCACGTTTTTCTGAACAGAACGTTAAGTATGGCAAAACAGCCGTTAAGCTGAACAGCAGGGTGGGTGGTGGCATTCCTTTCTTGTATTACCGCTAGGCAATAATACCACTACTATACTATACAAAACACAAGGAAGCCATTACGCTGAACATACTCTGTGCCATATGCTGAACATGACAAGGCGGCAACTTTGAAAAGTTTGCTGAACATGAGAGAAACGTTACTGTTCTACCTGTGTTCTGCGTGCCATTCTTGACTCTACCCTTGTTCTATTCTCTGTTTACACCTAGCGTATTCTATGAAGCCAATGTCCAAGTAATAGTATAGTGTGTGCCTTGTATATAGTATAGTGAGATAACAGACTATAAACCAAAGCACACCCACCCATTCTGAGCCAATGCCGTGTTGTAGAACAGAGCCACTTCACTTGATCTCTGCCAAACAAAACACTTGACATATTTCTAGGCTTGTGCTAAGATCTTAATAGTGGGAATACTATGGAAAGGAGAGCAGAATGGCTAGGAAGAAGCAAGAGACATTCCACTGTGACGGCTTCTATTTCAATAACGTGTGTCCGTCACGTGGAGCACAAGACGTAGCCGACATTCGCTATGACGGTGAAGGTTGGATGCGGCAGAGCAGATGCTTCTGCAAGACCAGAGGACTTAGCCCATTCCTAGAGTGGGATTTATGTCCACATTGTGTTGAGCACAAGCATTACTTCAGAGCCGAGCCTAGAGTCTTAACTGGTACGGTTCACAATCTTACTCCATACCAGGTAAAAGAAGAAGGCACAGCACGCACCATCAAAGCTTTCAAAACACCAAAATCTGTAAGGATGTTCTTGAAGAAAGCCGACAATCCAGAGGAAATCTACGGCGTAGAGGTAAACTCTGGAAAGCTCATTGGTGTCAAGGCTAAATGAGGTAGACATGAATGAGGCAGAATTAAAAGCTCAACGGAATGAGGAAGCAACTCGCCAAGAGCAGGATGAGGTCAGAAGCCAGAAAGACAAAGGTAACGTTGCTTACCGTATTGCCAGAGAGATTGACACGCTGACAGTGGACATCAAAGACGGCGTAATCTGGTTATGTGACTGTAAGCATACTGAGAATGGCGAGGACTTCTTCTACATCACAAGTCAAGATGTAGCCAAAGGTCTTGACGAAGTTCTGAAATGGCGTGACGGTCTAGGTCGTTACGGCGTTCCAGTCAGGTTTAGAGTGGATATGTTCTTCAAACGGCATCGCTCTAACAATCACAAGTATATTCCAATTACTGAATTTGATAGAGGCTACAGTATCAAAGTAACTAGACACGCAACAAAAATTACTACAGCAAGAGTAACGAAAGGAGACGGCAATGGATAAATGTCTTAGTTGTCCATATGCAAAGTGGTATAGTAAAGTTACTGGCGAGCAGGTCTTTAAGGGACAGACTCTAAACAGATTTCCGCCAGAAATAGAGCTAGACTGTGACCCGCCAATGGGTGAATGTCCAATGGAAGGAGAAGGCAATGGGTAATATGTTGGTAGATGCGGCAGTCAAGCAGGTCGAGAAAGACGTTAAGAACGTGCAAGAAGCCATTGATAGCGGTGCTTCTAAAGGCTACAGAGACGCTGTTACCAAGCGGGCAATTGCATCGGTTGACGCTCTCAAGGCTTCGCTCAAAACTCTATAGAAAGGAGAAGGCAACCAATGAACGTAAAAGTAAAAGGGCGTATGTTCTCAATAGAGCATGATGGGCAATCAATCGTCAGGGTACGTCAAACAGACGATGGCGACTTTGATGAAGCTCTGTCTATCACTGGCGATATTCTGAGTTGCTTTAGAATGTCGAAGCCAGGTTCTATTTGGGGTTGTGATGGGATTGGTTATGTCGTAGAGAAGCAACACGGTAGGGCATTCCAGAACAAGTCTGGTGTTGGGCGAATAAAATACCAGCAAGGACTTGAGAAGGTGAAGGGCTTACAATGACTGGCGACGTGATGTGTGAAGATTACGAGAAGGCAAAAGCAAGTCGGGAGAGACAGGCACAAGAACGTAGGACACCGTACTACTGGTGGGAAATGCCAGACCCATTTGAACAAACTGCCACTCCCGCACCTGTCAGCAATCCGCATGGATTGGCTAGGTCGAGACAGGAGCTAAAGAAAAGGCAAGGAAAGGAGTAGTTATGGCAACGTGTAAACTGTGCGGAGTTAAAACAAAACGTGGCTATTGCGTAGCCTGTACCGCAGATAAGGCATTCGTTGATAGTAACAACGATAAGGCTGGAGAACGGTTTGGTGGTATTATCAAGGCTAATAGAGGTATCATAGACCATGAACAGACAGTAAAACGCTTGATGAATATGCCAGACCATTTATTCTTCTATGGATTAAAATATCTGTTGTTCTGTAAGGATACTACTGGCGAGACGCTTAATGAATACTTCTTACGGACTGACAGGCAAAACGGTGACCCTGTGTGGGAGAGGTTGAAGGGCTATCGTGGTGGTAGAAGGCACAGTGATGCTTTTGGCACTTGCGATAGATGGGATACTAACCCATTGTTACCACAATACGGATAAGGAGGCAAAACGTGGAAGTACATTATCAGAAAACGTTTTTCAATGGTAGAACATTACACGTAGCGGCAAGAAACTTCCTCAATAGATTACCTAAAAATGTGAACACTCTTGTCTCTGCTGGCTCAAGCGGTTGTGCGATAGCAACGGCAATGGTAGCATTATCCGACAGAAATCTTAGGCACGTGTTTATTCGTAAGACCTATGAACTAAAAACACACGGCGACAAGTTCGTTGGGTTTGAGTACGGCATGCAAGATGATTGTACGTGTGCTATTGTTGACGACTTTATCGCTAGTGGCAGGACAGTGAGAAGGTTGATGAAAGCCGTACCTGAAAGAGAGCTAAACGTCACAACTATACTTGTGGGAGACGCTCCTGGCTTCAACTCACAAGACACAATCGAGAAGCTGGAAAGGCAATTCCGTATCAAAGTAATTATTGTATAAGGAGGCACAAATTGAAAGTCGAAATAGAAATGCCAGAGGAAAGAATACAAGACCTGCTATGTAATGCCCTTGAGGGTGGTAGCAATTACTGGTACTTAATTGAACGGTATCACTACCCAAACAAATGCCCTAAGTGTGGTAGGGTGACACTGGACAGCTATTGTAAGGGAACTGGCAAGCACATGAAGTTCCATGAGGAAACAGCCACAGTCAAAGCAACCAAAGAAGATTTGGGCATTGAGTTTGCTCATATTGAACTACCATTCAGAGGTGGCTGGATTGAGTTCAGTGACCTTGAAGATGAAGAAGCCGAGCACAAGAACCTAACCCTAGAGGCAATCCAGCGTGGGGTGAAAATTCTGGCGGAGAAATACCCAAGACATTTCGGTGACTGGATTGGTGAAAACGATGATGCGATTACTGGCGATGTGTTCCTTCAGTGTTGCTTGTTTGGGGAAGTAATCTATGGTTGACAATGAACACGGCATATGGTAGAATAGAGATGTGGGAGACTGCATTCTGAAAGGAGAACGGCATGGGAACTCAGACACCTTGGGGTGAGGCAGATTACTCAGAGAAAATAGCAAGAGGCATTATGTCATACTCAACTCCGAGTCATGGTGGCATCCACGTTACACCAAGAATTCTGGAAATGATGCCAGAAGAATTACGGATTGAGTCAGGTTGGTATGAAGAAGATTGTGACTGGTGTCTGGTGGCAGTTGCTTTTCCTCTCATGTTCAAAGACCACTACAAACACGCACTGGACACGATGCGGAATTGGCATCCAGACAGATACGAGAAGCACTTCGGCATCCAACTAAAACCAGAGGAGTCTTATTTAAGACGGCGAGGTGAACAATGAACGTAAAGAAAGCGGCATATGATGCAGTAATGCAGAAGCTTGAGAACGAGCTTGGCAGTATTCAATATAAAATCATACGCAACAAAAATAACTTCAAGCTTCTGGCAGAAGAGCAAGCTAAACTCAAACGTGAACGAGGCATTCTTCACAAGCTGATAAATGACCTCAGAGGGCAAAAAGAGAGAGTGAAGGAGTCATAAAATGGCTGAACGCAGAACGCTGACAATCGAAAGCAATTACTGTGAGAACTGGACTATCCAAGATGCCATTCGGGAGATAATCCAGAACGGACTCGATACAGGCACAGAAATCACCTTTGGACAGGATGGCGAACTGGTTGAAATCAGTGATGGTGGGCTTGGACTCAAGCTGTCTGATTTTATCATAGGCAGAAGTTCAAAGCGTGACAATAAGAATGTTATAGGGCAATTCGGTGAGGGATTAAAAATTGGCTGTCTTGTCCTAGCACGTGAGGGTCGGCAGGTAAGTATTGTATCTCTCGGCAAACGCTATGACTTCTCCATTCAGTATGATGGAACTTGGCAAGAGAAGCTACTCACAATAGATATAACAGACCGCCAAACAGCAAGTAGAGGCACTACCGTAATTATCCAGTGCTCAACAGAAGAAATCAGCAAGGCACGCAATCTGTTCATGCAGTTAAATCCTCAGCCTGTAGTTGACAAGATTGGAACAGGCTCAGATGTGAGTGGTTCAGAGATACTTGATACACCTGGCATCATTTATGTCAACGGATTGGCAGTGACTAAGATTGAAGCCCTGTATGGATATAACTTTAAGAAAAAAGAACTGGTGAACAGGGACAGAGCGGCAATCGGTCACAGTCAGATAAAGAACTGCATAGCTGAGGCACTATCTTACACTACCAATAGGGAAGTTATCTCTAATCTGTTGACCACAGCAAAAGCATTGGCAGATAAAGGTACTACTCCTGCTGAATTTGATGTAATGTTTACCCCACGAAAAAACACTTGGCTCAAGATAATCAAGGAGCTATTTGGCAGAAGAGTTTGTCTATCTTCTCACAATCCACAGACTGACCTGACGGCAGTTGAAAAGAATTGGGTAGTGCTACAGTTGCCTTGGAACTTCTGGTACTCACTACAACGTATCCTGCCGAAAGCTGATGTGGTAATTAAAGACACAAAACGGATTGTACCATTCAGCAGACTAACGGCAAGTCAGAAGGAATTTTTCAAGAGAGGCAAAGGGATTGCGGATGAAATTGCTGGCGAAGCAGGACTCAAACCTTACCCTGTCAAGATATTCGTAGACAAAGAGAAAAAGGATGAAACTCGGCTCTTCAATTTTGACCAGACAGGATATTATGTTGACGGCGTAGCTGGTGTTTGTCTGGAAACAATCCAGAATGAAGATTTGGGGAAGATGGTAGGCACACTAATGCACGAATATGTTCATGGTAACTGTGGGCATAGTGATAACAGCAGAGATTTTGAGAACGATTTAACTGATGTGATAGCTTCTCTTGGGCTGGCACTGGTTACAGAGAAAAGAAAAGCCAAAAGGGTTGGTCTTAATTATGGACTCAAGCAAGACTTGACAAGCTAAACGGCATGTGGTATAATATAGACAATGAGGAATATTCTATACAAAGGAGCGGCAAATGAAGTCACAAAGTACCCTAATAAATGAGTTTGTCAAAGGGGCAACCAAAGGGGAAGCGAGCCATATGTATGTAGAGGATGATACTCTCTACTCTTATGGCAGACACTTTCCGTTGCTGGTGCGGAGAGATTTTGGCTTCCTTCTGAATGCTGATAAGTATTCAGTAACAACTTCCAGCCACCAAAGTTCTTGCTTCCGTCATGCTACAATCCAGATACCATTCTCAGCACTGGAAAGTGCTGGCATCCCATTCTGGAACTTTGAGCTTTTGTCCCATGAGCCTCAACGGTGGGATAAGACTGGAAAGTGGGAACGGTGGATAAATGATGGAAGTCGGAGAGGCAAAACGGAAGTAATCAGCAATAAGGAATATCAGGCACTCTCAAAAGACGAGAAGGAAGGCTACAGTGAGCAAGAGGAACGTAGACCTGAGTCAGCCATTCTCCGATATGAGGGTGACTACTACCTATCATCAATGGATGGCTGGAACTTCTTCCTGTGCAAGCTTCCTGAGCCTGTAGAGACTGTTGAGGAAGCATTTGCTTCCCTGAAGCCAGCAGAGGTAGAGGGTGATTACCAGCGGCAGGGTGAGTGGTTCTTTGTGGAAATGCCTTTGGGTGATGATAAAGCTTTCATCAAAAAGGAATACGCCAAGATGGAAAAGAACTTTGTCCTGCCAAACAGAAACCCCGATGGTAACCTGCACATAGCAACTAGAGGATACGAAAACCAGTACGGCATATTCGTCAGTGGACAGATACGGCATCAAACCAGATGGGGTGGTCGTGGTGACCATCGGATGCTGAGGCTTTCTACTCTTGACAATATGAAGATATTCCAGGCAATAGAGAATAGAGCACAAGGGTCATGGTCGGCAAATGGGAGAGTTGATTAAGTCAGAGGCAAAAGAAGTCTCGGTCAAAAAGCTGGCAGTCGCATTCGTAGGATTAAATGTGCTAGATTGTGCTTTGACAGCGTACTTTGTGGGGAATGGAACTGGCACAGAATTAAATCCTCTCATGCGTGAAGCATTGCAAACACCAGCACTATTTTGGCTCATCAAGGTTGGTGGAAGCACTGTCTTATCTCTGGCACTGATTGGACTGGACAAGCTTCTGGCTGAACACAAGCTCTTGACCAAGTGGTTTCTTGTGCGGCGAGTGTTTGAACTACTGGTTATTTTAATGGTTGGCATTTGTGTATTCAATATAGTCGGAATAATTTTGGTGAGGTAAAAGGGAATGAAACTGCACACGGCAAGGCAAATCGTCAGTGAGGTTACTGGTGAGGTAGCTCAGAAGGTGGCATCAGCTTCGGGTAGAACAGTTGAGTCTATCCAGAAGGAAGCCAAGAACACGCTCCGTAAACTAAATAAAAGAGAAAGGATGCGAAGGAAAAATGGCAGGTAAAAGTACAGTTACGTTAGAGTTTTTCTGTTCCAAGAAGGACATTAGAGATATGGCGAAGTCACTGAAAAAAGTCCACCAAGACCCAACCGACTGTGATGCCAAGGATGCTAATGCTCTTCTCTACTGTGCCGATTTAATGAACGAAATTGCAACGAATATGCAGAAGGTGTAGAAATGGCTAATTTATCGGACTTCCTTAATGTTATCAAAGGGGCGAGCACAGCAGAACTGCACGAATTCAGCAAGATAATTGAACAGCGGCTCAAGGTATCCTTCAAAGTGGGGAACAGAGTCCAATTTGACGCTGGAAATCGTGGTGGCGTTGTTAAGGGGAAGATAAGCAAAGTTAATCAGAAAACAGTGGGTGTCATTGCTGATAATGGCAGGAGATGGACGGTTCATCCATCATTCTTGACCAAAATATAAGCTTGACAATAATTACGGCGTATGGTAGAATAAGAGTATGGAAAAGACTTTTGAATATCACTGGCTATTTACACCAACAGGTCAGCAAGGGACAAGCCATGCAAGAGCTTGGGATAGACCTGCAATGCTTGAGCTTATCAACAAGTGGAACAGACAGGCAACTATTATGAATGAAAGGTGGGTTTACTGGCTATGAGTAAATCAAAGATGCACAAGTATGAACTCGCCAAGTCTCGCTCCACTGAGAACAGGGCAAGCAATTCTATTCTTAATGAGCAGATTTCAGAGTGGGTAGACAAGGTGAAGGAAGCTGGCAAGATAGTTGAAGGGGATGGGGTAAATAGTAGTATAAACAGGGTTGCTGATGTGCTCACAAACCTAATTCTACAAACAAAGCGAGGCAACTATTCCAGAGAGGTAATTTCTGGTGTAGTTAACCGAATAAATGTGAGAGCATCATTGATAATTGCACAAAATAATTTAGCAAGGAGTAATAGGAATGTCACTGGCAAAAGGAGTTAAGCGAGGTCGCAAGCCAATCATTCAGCAACACCGTTTGATGGTGTATCTCAGAGCGTTTGATAGGTACTGCAATGGCGAAGTTCCAGCGAGCTATGTAACAGAACGTGGGGAGAAACTTAAAG